TCAATCCGAATTTTGAGGTGTTGATTCCTCCGACCACAGAGATGGCTGTAGCACTGCGACTGCCGTGTTTCTTGCCTTGGCTGCCCCCTGGGCTACGAGCTCGGTTGCCAATGCCTGCGCGATGTATCGGTCGCACTCGTCGCCGAAGGGCGCCATGGGCCAGCCGAACTTCTGCGTGCCGCCACTCAGGATGAGCCGGTGGCGCTTGATGAAGCGATACCGCTCTGCATCTTCGCGCAGGGTCTTGATCTCTTCGTCTAGGAGGCGCAGCTCGCGGACGAGGCGCGCGGTTTCTTCAACAATCGGCGCTATTTCTTCGCTGATGATGAGTTGCAGTTCATTGCCCGTCACCAACATGGCTTCGGGCCAGTCCTCGGGGCTGTTTCGCTCGGGCAGCTCTGCCACGCGCTGAATGATGCGCGTGGCAATGTCGGGCCTACGGGCCGTAGCCGTCATTTCGTCGCCCTTACCTGGGTCAATAGTGTTGGCCATGCTCGAGACCTTTCTATGGCTTGAGACGGGGGAATTGCATGAAAAGTCATTGGAAAGGCTCCAGGCGAGTGAGGGAAGGGAATTTCTGGGTAGGCCGCGTGGGGCTGACCGTAATGGCCAGGGACGCGCTGCTGTAGACCCAATTGCCGCCGCTGAATGCGAGCGTGTGGCTTTCGCCGGTCGCCAGCTTGATCGCCTCGCACGCATCGGCCAAATACTTCGGGTTGATGTTCATGACGCCGGGGCATTGCTCGGGTTCCGTGCCGCGCGGCAAGACACGTTCATAGGCGGGAAATACCCCGTCGACGGGCGCGTAAATAACGTCGCCGACGCTGCAGAGAGTGATTTCGGTCAGGTCACTCTTTTTCTTCAACGCGAGCAGCAGGTTGTCGATGGGGATGATGCGCGGGCCGTGTAGCCATTCGGCCCCGTGGCGCGCAGCGTGCAAGCGGCTGCCATCGGTAGCGACGATATGGCGGTCATTGATCAGGACGCCTTTCAGGTAATAGCGTAGGTCTTTCTTGGCTGCGGCCAGCGAGACAGCTTTGAGGATGGCGGTTTTGATGTGCATTGCTTTATGAGGGAGGGGGATTTTGGGACGTCACGGGACACACCTACAAGGCGCCCTTACCTGGGTCAATAGCGTTGGTCACGCTCGGGGCCTCGGGGTACTCCAGGGCAAACAGGTGGCGCAACCAGATCTGTGCGCCAGCCTTGGTGAGGTGCCCCTGTGCCTCGGGCTTGGTGGCCCATTCCGGCACCTGGGGCCAGCCGGCGGCTTCCATGTGTTCTCGCATGTGCGCCACGGTCAGGCCCGGAGCCCCGTAGGCTGCGAGGAACATACGAACCGCTCGGTTCTCGCCGTCGTCATCCAGCAAATTGATGCGTTTCGTCATGTCAACACTCCCGTTTCCCGCACTGCCGACTCTGGAATCCAGTGGCCGTTCGGTTTTTGAACGAGGCACCCGGTACTGATGGAATAGGACGCCTTGAAGCCGGAATTTGCCCAACGAGCGTGGCACTGCATGTCTCTAAGAGTAGAGACGCCACTGAAAAGCATGCAGGCTGCGAAAAATGCGACTCCCCAGTAGGCAAGTGAGGCTTTCATGATTCGCTGTCCTCCTTGCGGGATGAACCGGAAATACCTGCGTGATGCAGCCCTTGTCGGTGCGCAGGGTGCGCTTTACAACGAGCGCAGTTGTAGGGGTCTGTGCAGCTATCGAGTGGCGCAACGGGTTGCCAGCGGGCGGCCTTCTTGTTGGCCTCGGCATCCGCTGGAAAGTCCGTACAGACAGCCTTCGCAAAGCGCTGCAAAAAGCCACCAGTGACCAAGAAGGATTCCTCGCCCCACGGCTTCTTAGATTGGGCGTCCGGGTAGAACTTGGCCGCGCCAGCCGCCAGCGCAGCCGCCTTGATCGCCTCGTCGCTGATCTCGCGCGCATTGGTGATCCCGAACCACTCCGCTGCGGCCCAGCGCCGAACCAATGCGGAAAAGCTCGGCCCGAAAAGACCTGCAGTCAGGTCATACCCGCCGTCTTTCTCGTCGGCCAGGAGCGCTTCCACAATCTCGCCGGCGAGGGCTGTCACAGCCATGCCCGGGACTTTCGTTTCGTGCGTCATTGGGCCACTCCCTTCGCCCGCTGCGCCCGGGCGTGATCATCACGGCAGTCTGCGTCGCAGAAGCGCAGACCGGAGGCGACAGGCTCGTCGCACCAGTGGCACAGGCCGTTGGCGGCCGGGCCGGGGTTGCGCCGGCTGGCTGCCAGGCGCATGGGGGCCTCGCGCTCTTCGCGGTCGGCGGTGATGTCTGCTTCGTCAGCCATGAGTCGTCTCCGGTTCGTTCCCCGTCGCCGCTTCCACGGCCTCGCGCAAGTCGTACCCCGGAAAGCCAATCACCCCGTTGGCGCCGTCCGTCACAGCCCATGCGTCGTCATCGCCGTTCGTACCGCGCAGGCACTGCAGGGAATAGCCGCCGGCCTCCAGGAAGTCGATCAGCTGGGTGTCGCGGCCGGTGGACGAGCCCCGGGCCAAGCCGGCCAAGTAGCCAGCGAACAGCAGCGCCACGCCGCCGAGGATGGCAAAAGCGGCGATCAGCATGGGGCACCGCCTTCACGGGCCTTGGCCTCGCACTTCAGAGCCGCATAGGCCACGCAGTCTTCACCGCTGTCCTGGTGGTAGCCGTCGCGCGTGAAGAGGCGCACGTCCTTCAGGATCTGCATGAAGTGCCACCCCTGAGCCTCCGTCATGCCGGCGCCGTGAAACTGGTTGAAGATGGTCACGGTCTGGGCCATCGACCGTTCGCCCTCGGGCTTGTCGTAGGTGGCTGCACGGTCGCGCAGGTGGCCTGCTGCGGCCTCCAGAATGTCGGGTGCGCGGTTGGGAAGATCCGCAGCGGCCAGCTCGATGCTCTCCACCTGGAGGTCTTCGCCTGGGGGCACCGGTGCGGGGGCGGGCTGAGCTACGAGTTCGATGAGGTCTCCATTGCGGGGTGCGCCATCGACGCCCTGAAAGCCCTCATGGGTTACGGCCCACACGCCATCGAGGCCTTTTACCTCCCAGTGGTAGTAGTTGCGCTTGCCAGGGATCTCGCTTTGAACACTGCAGACCCGACCGCTTCGAGTCAGCCACCGCTGGCCGACCGCCAGCGCTATGCCGTTTACTGACATTTCGCACCTCCTTTGTTGAATGCGAAATTCAGTTTAGCAAAACAAAGCGAAACGCGAAAGTATTTCGCTAAGTTTTGCGATATTTCTTCAGCCCCTGCCGCAACGCCTCGTCGACCGACACCCGGCTGCGCAGTCGGTACATCGCGGACTCTTCCACGGTGTCGCGCGCCACGAGCCGATGGACGGTGACCGGGCGGTCGTACCCGGACTGCATCTGGCGCGTGGGCCCGATGCGTTCGATTGCCTGGGCGTCGTTCTCGGCCGACCAGTTGGTCGAGAAGAAAACGCACTGGCAGGTGCCGTGCTGCAGGCCGTCGACGCCGTGGCCGGCGCTGGCCGGGTGCACGACCAGCATCTGCAGGCGCCCGGCCTCGAAATCCTCTTTGGCGCCCTTGTCGTCGAGCGTGCGCGCCTTGGGGAAGGCCTTGCGGATTCGGGCGAGATCGCTCTTGAAGTGGTAAAAGACCAGCAGCGGCATGCCTAGGGCCTCTTCGACGACAGACTTCAGCGCTTCGATCTTCTCGTCGTGCACCAGTGCCCAGGCGCCCTGGTCGTCTGTGTAGGCCGCGCCACTGGCGATCTGCAGTAGCTTCTGGCTTTTCGTGCCGGCCGAAAACGCCTCGATCACCTGGCCGTCGATTTCGGTGGCCAGCTCGCGCGCCATCTCGTCGTATTGCCGTTGCGCTGGCGCTGGCAGGTCCACGTAGATCACGTTTTCCTGCGGCGCGCCCACATCGACGTAGTCCTTGATGTCGACCACCAGGGTGATGTCGCGGATGGCGTTGCGGATCTGCTCTTCGGCGAAGGGCATGGGCTCGATCACCTGCTTTTGCGGGTCAGAACCAGGCACCGAGCGAAACCAGCGGTGCGAGAAAGCCGTGAACGAGTTGCCCAGGCGGTGGCCCGCGTCGAGGAACCAAGTTGGCCCCCAGAGTGCTTCCAGGCCGGCCAGGGCCGGCGTGCCGGTGAGGTTCACCCAGCGCTGCACCCGGGTGTGCGCCACGCGCGCCAGGGCTTTCGCCCGGCTGGCACCCTGGCCGGCCAGCCACTTTTTGCCGGACTTCTTGTGCGCCTGGATGGAGACGCGCAGGCCGCGCAGCTTGGTGGACTCGTCCACGACCACCATATCGAACGGCCAGTCAGGGCCGTAGTTGTCCACCAGCCAGTCCAGATTGTCGAAATTGATGGCGGTGATGTGGCAGCCGGCCTGGATGGCCGCGCGCCGCTTTTTCTCGTCGCCGATAGCAACTGCGATCGTCATCCAGCCGAAGGACTGGCCGAAGCTGCAGATGGCGTCACGCCAGGTGTCGCGCGCCACGCGCTTCGGGCCGATGATCAGGATGCGCCGGACGACGCCGAACAGAAGTAGGATGGCCAGGGCCTCCAGGGTCGCCGCAGTTTTCCCGGAGCCCATGCCTGCGAACACGTTACTCCGCGGCACCCGCAGCATGTGTTCTGTCATCTGGGGCTGCCACGGGCGGGGCGTGTACCGCTTGGTCATTCGGCCGGAGGCTGCAGGATGTCGGCGACCCGGCGCAGCGTCCGCGCAGCGTATGCGAAGAGGTCAGGATCGCCGACGGCCTCAACCTGGCTGACGATGAAGGTCGCAGCCGCGCCAATCGAGATATCCAGCGGATGGCCGGCGGCGGTGGCCGACAGGGCTGTGGCGAGTTCGCGCAGCGCGGCGTCGCGCTCATCCGAGTTTGGTGGAAGGGTGGGCATGGGTCAGACCTCCTGTCCGCCGGCGCGCAGGTAGCCCACGAAAGTCATGGCGCGCTGTACTGCCAGCGGCGCGACTTCCATGGCGGCGATCTCTTCCGCCGTCAAGAAGGTGCTGGGGTCGGCGCGAAACTCGTCTTCCCAAAGCTCGAATGCCGCAGCGTAGCGGGCCAGGGTGTCAGCCTTCGACTGTGCCGTTGGGGGCTGGGCGGTAGCTGCGCGGATTTTCGATTGGATTTCCTCGGGGCTTTCGGCTGAAGTCATGACCTTGCCGGATATCGTGATCGCGGTGTAGGGCGGCCATGCACGGCCCACCCATTCCATTTTTTCAATCAGGTCCGATTGAATAGTTGTCGTGCCCGAGTCGTTGGTATTGCGAACTTGGATGAGAGGCATAGCTGCTTAATCCTTATGCTGATTGGCTGTCGATCACATCGACAGTAAAACCCAACGCGCGCAATTCAGCGTGGCGGCGCAATTGGTCGGCTCGCGGCGTCGCTTTCGGTTTCTTGTATTCAACGAAGCGGAAATATCGGGCCACCAGTTCTTGGTGCTCTGGCGGGATAGGGTTGAGCAAAATGTCATCGGGCATGCCGTTTCGCCCCGGGCTGACAAACTTCAGCAGCAGGCGGCCGGCAGCCTTGTGGTTCTTGCGGTCGGCGCGCTCGATGGCTGATTCACGGGGCATGTTCAACGAATCGTGAACAGCGGGATACGACCGAAAAGACGAAACGTTCTCGGCGCTGTGCCTGCTTCCCACGGGTTAAAAATGTTGCGCTTCGCGTACATCTTTTCCAGTTGAAGCGCGTTCATCTCGTCGACAGCGGTCTTTTCGGGCGCTATCGTCAAGATGGCCCAGGTCCCGGGCAAAGCGGCCACGAGTTCGGCGCAACTTGGGTCTGTAAAAAGCTCAACCAGTGAGTGATCGTCGTTGTGCCGCGCGTGACGCGCCAAAGGCAGGTGATGTACAGTGCCGGCAGGTGAAATGACGTGCATAGTTATTGCCCCGTGGATTGAACTGCGGAATTGCGGTTCTTGATTTTGAAGAGATGCGCAACTTGGAATTGCGCATCTGCCAGTGCGTTGTGCGCGCCAGTACCCTTTTCGCCCGGGTCATATTCAATATGTGGAAACATATTGCGCACGGTGCGGAAGTCGCGCTCATTGGTGAAATACCAGGGGGCCTTCAGGCCCAGGCGCTGAAAGGCGCCGCCCACGATGGTCAGATCGAACGTCGAAGAGTTGCCCCACGGGCGCACGTCGTCATGGCGGCAGGTCTGCGCGATCCAGGCGGCAAAGTCTGCGAGCACCAGATCGATGGGCTCGCCGCCATAGGCAACCGCCTTGCGGGCCTCGTCGCCCTGGCGCAGCCACCAGAGCACAGTCCCTGCGTCGATGGTGCCGCCGTGCTTGACGCTGGAGGCGAGGTTGATCGTGCGGTTGAACGTCGGCCCCAGGGTCTGGGTGTGCAGGTCAAAGAAGACGGCACCGATCGACAACAGCGCGCCGGCCGGTGGTAGCCCCATCGTCTCGGTGTCGATCATCAGGTCGAAGAATTGAGTCATCGCGCCTGGCCCTTGAACAGGTCTTTGAAGACACCGTCGAAAGGATGGCCCTGCCCAACAGGGCGGGTTGCTTCCAAACGGGCATGGGCTTCGCGCCAGCGCTGCAGCTCGCCGGCCAATGCGATGGCGTCTCGCGAGAACTGGTCGCGGTTGATGGTCATGCCGTCCAGTTGCCGGTTGGCGCGCTGGACGAGGGAGTCGAGGTCGGGATAGATCATTCTTCGCACTCCACGAATTGGCCGTCGGCGTCCAGCAGATACCACTTGCCGGCCGCCACGCCGTTCTCGCCCACCTTCGACGCGCGGATGTGAATCAGTTCGCCGTCGTCGTTGAAATGGACCAGCACGATCGCGCCCTTTTCACCGGCCATCGCTTTCGAGGCCATACCGAGGGCAGCTGCAATCGCGTGTTCGCCAGTGGCTGCGGCGTGGCCGTAGTTGCCAGTGGCTGCGGCGTGGCCCCTGTAGCCAGTGGCTGCGGCGTGGCCCCTGTAGCCAGTGGCTGCGGCGTGGCCCTCGTCGCCAGTGGCTGCGGCGTGGCCCTCGTCGCCAGTGGCTGCGGCGTGGCCCTTGTAGCCAGTGGCTGCGGCGTGGCCGTAGTTGCCAGTGGCTGCGGCGTGGCCCTCGTCGCCAGTGGCTGCGGCGTGGCCCTTGTAGCCAGTGGCTGCGGCGTGGCCGTAGTTGCCAGTGGCTGCGGCGTGGCCCTCGTCGCCAGTGGCTGCGGCGTGGCCCTTGTAGCCAGTGGCTGCGGCGTGGCCGTAGTTGCCAGTGGCTGCGGCGTGGCCCTTGTAGCCAGTGGCTGCGGCGTGGCCCTCGTCGCCAGTGGCTGCGGCGTGGCCCTTGTAGCCAGTGGCAACGTCTTTGTCAGCAGCCTTGATCACCTCTTGCACCTGCTCTGCCACCCACTCGCGATCTGCGCCAACGACTTGGGCGATCTGTGCGACACGCAGTACCGGGTCCAGCTCCGGGCTGATCTTGCCGACCAGCCAGTTTGCGTCGTCAGCCCGGCCTGCTGCACGCAGCGCGCGGTAGACGGGTACAAACTGACCGCCCTGGGGGAATTGCTCAAGGAACCAGCGGTAGCCGCCGGTGCAGGCGCTCCATTCTTTGACTCGTTCCTTCGTGATCTCCAGATTGTTGGCGGTGATGGGGGTGGTGACGGGCATGTGGCGCTCCTTGGTTGCGAAATTCATAACGCAAATGCTAAATGAAATATCGCAAAAAAGAAAGCCCCTTGCGGGGCTGTGGAGCATCAATCTTTTTTGTATCGGTAGGCCTCGAAACCGGCTGCGGCCAGCGGGAGGTCTGGCGCCCATGCTGGGTTGGTGGCCAGGATCTCGACGAGCCCGGCCGCCGTGAAGTCGTCGGTGTCGGGCACCTCGGTCAAGGCCTCGTCATGCACCGACAGCACGGGCAAGTAGCCGCGGTTCTCGGCGACGGCCATGGACGGCGCCAGGATGTCGCGCGCGATGGTCTGGCAGCAGTTGCCGGTCATCTTGCCGCCGTGGGTGAAGACCCGCACCCACTGGCGCGTGGTCTTGCCTTCCTCGGACGCCTCGCCCCAGTAGGCGATGGTCTCGTCGCGCCCCTGGCCGACAATGTGCGGCTCGAAGTAGGTGAGGAACCGGCCGCTGGGCAGGCGCACAACCAGCCACTTCTGCCCGCGGTGCGAGACGGTACGCAGCTTGATAAAGGGCCCGGCGGTGAACACGGAGCCCGGGTTGCGGATAGCGTCCTTGGCCGCGCCACCCAGGGCGTACCAGAACTTGCTTGTGGCCGGGTGCCGCGCACGCCAGGCGAGCTTGCATGTCTCGCTAGCCACCCACTCGATTTCGTCGATTTCAAGAGACTCCAACTGCGGGTGCCCCCAGGAGGCCAGGTTCTCCCAGGCCTTGGCCACGTGCTGGGCCGGCACCATCTGCTGAATGGTGTCCCAGAAGTCGGCCATCTTCAAACCGTAGCTGCGGGCGAACGTTTGGTAGCCCGCCACGCCCCCCTGGTAGCCTGATGCCAGGTCGGGAACCTTGCCGAAAGCGTTGCGGTTTTTCTTCTCTACGTTCCAGGGGTCGCCGCCGATGATGCTCACCGCCGTGATGTTGTAGAGATCCGGCCCGGTGCCGGCGTCGTACTCGCGGAAGGCCTTAAGCTTCCATTCCTCCCGCGCGATCCACGCCAGCACCCGGCCCTCGATGTTTGACAGGTCGGCCACGACGAGCTTCTTGCCGGGGGCGGCCACCACGCACCCGCGCAGGGCGGCAGCACCCAGCAACATCAGGTTGTCGAAGAACAGGGCGTGGGTGCCCATCTTGAGGTGCTCGATATAGTCCTCGATCACCTCGGCCGATGGCAGTCCGCGGGACGGCAGGTTCTGGGGCTGGAAGAGGCGGCCCGCCCAGCGCCGCGTGCGGCTGGCGCCGGCGAACTGCAGGCCGCCACGGAAGCGCCCGTCTGGCGACACGGCCGGGTCCAGGGCGGCGTACTTCGCCGTGCTCGTCTTGTTGCTGGCTATGGCCAGCTCAATCATCTCGCGCACGTCGGCCGGCAGGCCAGGGTCTCGCAGCATCACCTGGAATGTACCGGCCTGGGTGTTGTCGAGTTCGTAGCCCAGGCGCTGGCCGAGGTACACCCGGAACTTCTCGCGCTGGCCCGGGGTGAACTGTCCGCCTGACAGCTGTGCGAAGCGCGTGGCGATGCGGGCCTTCTCTTCTACAGCCGCTCGCGCGCCAGCGCGTGTCAGCGCCTGGTCAACCTGAAACCCCCGCTGGTTGATCCGCTGATCCAGGTGCCATTCGGCAATGGCGGAAGCGTCCCAGTTCCAGGCGGGCATGCGGCGCACGCACTCGCGCATGGCCGTGATGTCGTTGGCCGCGTACTGCTTGAAGCGCTCCCACTCGGCAGGGTGAGTCAGGCGGGTGGCGCGCCGGACTTTGCGATTGTCCGGTTGGGGCTGGGTGAACAGGCGCACCAGCTTCTTGCCATCGGCCAGCTTCGCCATGTCCGCTGGAACCTTCAAGACCCGGCACAGATCGGCAAGCCCGCCGGGCAGGGCGTGCGACAGCGCCATCGCCATGCTGCACCGCCAGCGCTCGTCCGCGATGCGCGGCAGATGCGCTTGCGCCGGGCCGTTGTGGATCGTCCGGTCGAAAAATGCGTTGTGGGCCCAGGCCTCGCTGTCTGCGTCGTCCATGGCGTGGTACAGCTCGTCGTGCATCTCTTCGGCCGTGCAATCCCAGACGCGCGCCGGCCCGTCCCCGATTGCATAAGCAAACAGCAGGTCCTCGGCCACCTCGGCATATCGTGCGGTGCCGACCTCTTTCAGATCGCGCTCGGACCACGTCTCGCGGTCAAGCCAGAGCGGCGCGGTCACAGCGCACAGCCCTCGATCTGCACGCCAGCCTCTTCAAACAGCATGCGGGCCTCGGTCAGGCTGGCTGCCCAACGGGCCTCGAAGTCGGGCCGGGTGATGTAGACCACCCGGCGCACGCTGCGCTTGGCAAGAATGCGCAGGGCGCAACCGGCGCACGGGTGGTGGGTAACATACACGGTGCGCACGACGAACGAGGCGTTGGCCAGGGCGTTCTCTTCGGCGTGGAGCGTGAGCGAGAGCTTCAGGTCTCGGTTCTGCAGTCGCTCATCAGTGTCTGCGATGCCCGGCGGCAGGCCGTTGTAGCCGAAGGCAACCTGGTTCTTGGTGTTGCCCACGGCCACGGCGCCGACGCGCGTGGAAGGGTCCTTGCTCCAGATTTGCCCGATGGCTTCTGCCGAGGCCAGGAATTTGCGGTCTGTCTGATTGATCACGATGTGCTCCCTTGCGTTTTGGCAGCAGCCCGCGCGAGCAGACCGCTGGCGAAAGGCAGTGGTCAGCCGAACAGGTTGTCGAGTGCTGCCGGCGTGGCCGGAGTCAGGCCCGTGCGGCCTTCACCACCCAGTGCATCGATCAGATCGGGGATGAGCTTGGACAGCTCGCCCGTGGCAATCGCCACATCGGCGTCGAAGCCGCTGTCGTCCTGCGACTGGCCTTCCATCACGGCATCCAGCATCGCGACCTTGCGCAGCTGCAGGCCTTCGGTCAGCACAAAGCTCACGCGGTCGTCCCATGTCAACGCCAAGCGCGTGGGCAGCTTGCCGTGCTCGATGTGCTGGCGCACCTCGTCGATGTCCAGCGGATGGCGCGCATAGCGAACCCCGGCCTTGGACTCGTCGGCAGCCTTCAGTTCGCATTCACGGTCGACGGAGAAGAGAATCGGTGTGTCTTCCGTGGCAAGCCAGTGCGCCATGGCGGCCTGCGGACTTGTCTGGGTGTCCAGGAGCGCGAGCGCGAAGCCGGGGAGGGATTCCACCAGCAGGCTGACAACTTCGTCGGCGCGCGCCTGGCTGCCGGTGTCCAGCACCAGGGTGCGCTTCTGGGTATCGATCCAGACCCACATGGCGCCCTGCTTGGTAAAGGCCATGGGCAGCAGGTCCAGCTTGGCCTCGTCCTTGAGTTCCTTCTTTTCCTTCTTGCCGGGCTTGCGGCCTTCGTTGGCCTCGATGTGGGCGGCCTTTTCCTGAACCTTGCGCGCCAGCACGCTGGCCGGCAGCAGCTTGGCCTCGGTCATGAAGCGAAAGATCCACTGGCCGCCGATGTTCTCCGCGAGGGCGCCGTGTTCTTCTTGACGGGGCGGCACCCAGCCGACCGACCGTTCCTGGGTCGGACCGCATTCCGCGAACGGGGTTTTTTCGAGGGCCGCTTCCAGGGCGGCGAAGTCAGCGACCCAGGAGGCCGCGATGCGGTAGATGATCAGGTTTTTGAACATGATGTCTCCGATCAGCGAAGCTGCTCTATATGGCCACCCTGCACGCGCTCTTGGTTGAACCAAGTGGGGGCTTTGCCGCGGCCCGTCCAGGTGGCGTTCGTTGCCCGGTCGCGGTATTTGGCGGGCACTTTCATTCCACTGACGCCAGTGGGCTTGCGGACTTTGCTGAAGTGCGCCGCGATCTCAGCATCCGTGAGGCCAGCGGCCGTCATTGAGTCCTTGGCGTTTTGGAGCGCTTCTTTTTTGGCCATAGCCTCGCCGACCTTGATGCGCTCGCCCAAGTCGTGATATTGCAGACGCAACTGCGCCAACTCTTCGCTGTCCATTTCCAGTTCCTTTTTGAAAAACCCCCTGCCGATGGCAGAGGGCTTGTTTCACGAAGTGCGCGATGGTCTTAGAACAGGGACGCGGAGTCGACGGCTTCTTGCGAAACCTCTTCCTCGCCGAAGCCTTCTGCGGAAGTGGGGCCGGCGCCGAAGGGGTCTCCGTCGCGCAGAAACTGGACCGCTTCCAGCTTGGCATAGACCTGGTTGGGGATCATTTCGCCGCTGCTGGCTTTGAAGGCCTTGCCGGCGACGAACTGCACCTTCAGGTTGACATAGCAGCCGCGATAGGGCGCCTTGAGCACGTAGCCCAACCGGTCCGTGACATCGATGCCGTTTACCATGCCGCGGCCGTCTTCGGTAATGGTCACGTATTTGCCGTCCAGGAGCTTCGGGGCGATGATCTGAGGGCGCTGCTTGTTGCTGCACGAGATGAACAGCATGTCCTTGAACTCAGGCCGCACGGCGCCAGAGTCGTCGATCTTCGAGTTCCCGTTGCGCACCGCTTTTGAATTCGCGCTGATATTCACCAGCACGTTTTGCGCGTTGGCTCCCCACAGGGTCGTGGCAGCCTCGAGCAGGCCGGCCTTGGCTTGCGCGGCAGCGTCGGAGTCGGGCGCGAACAAACCGACCGCCTTGAATTTGGGCTCGGTCTTCTTGCCATTGATCTCGCCGGAGGCAGCTTGGAACAAGTCACCCCACTGCAGACGGATGTTCTTCAGGATTACAGGCTTGCTGGATGCGAAGTTCGATGCCATTTTGATTTCCGATCTTTAAGATTTACGAGTTGGCTTTTTGCGTATCGATGGCGCTCGGCAATTACTCGCCGAACAAAGCCGCCATAGGGTCAATAGGCGTGGGCGCGTCCTCGAAACCGTCTGCTTTGCACAGTGCCGGTCGCGGGTCTGTAGCCAAGGCGATCTGCGGTGCAGGCTCGCCCTGGGCAATAAGCGGCTGCAGGTCTTTCCACTTGCTGGGCGGAAGCTCTGCAGGCTGCGGGGGTTGGCCTTTGGGGGGCCGTTTTTGTTTGGACATCGCCTCGGCCATTGCCGGGCTGATGAGCTGGAAGAGGTACATGCGGTCGCGGGGAATGCGCGCGGCATGCAGGACAGCGGCGGCGGCCTCTTCGTCACGCCAGGTGCGCTTGGCCGCGCGGCCGGGCACGAGCTTGTAGGGCACGCCATCGTTGCGCACCACGGGCTCGCCGTTCTGCAGCGCGCGGTAGGTGGCCTCTTCAACATCCTTGGCCCACTGCTGGACGAAGGGCACCAGGGCGTACTGCGAGCCCAACATCAAAGGGTCAGGCCGGCGCAAGACTCCGCTCGTCGCTTCGCCGAAGCCGTCGAAGACAGTGCCCAGGGCTTTCGAGGTCTGCGCGTAGCAGGTGCCCTTGGCTCGGCAGAAAAAGCAGTTGTCGTAGTCAGGGACGAAGCGCGGCGCGGTGCGCGTCTCTTCAGCCTTGGCGGCCAGGAATTTTTCGACTTCCCGCAACTCGTCGATCGAGCAGGTGAAGCTGTCGGTATGGCCGATGAACGGCTGCACGATGGTCATCGTGACCGTCTTGACCTCGCCGAAGATATCGTGGGCATGGACCGCGCCGAGCGCATAACTGGCCATCTGCAGGTTCGGGCCCAGCAGCAGAGACAAGATTTCACCAGTGATGAAGTCCACGGACTCGTGGCGGATCACCTTGCCCGCATGGACACGCTTGCGGCCGAACTTCGAGTCCATGACGTGGAGCCAATCGGCGCCCAGCAGGATCACGTCGGCGCTGCCGTATGCATCTTCCTCGCCGGTGAACTGGCCGATGGGCACACGCTGCTCGACCAGCAACTCGCCGCCCAGTAGCTGGTGCTGCTCGCGGATGAAGGTCACGGCTGAAACGACAGCGTCGATCATTTCCTGGGTCACTTCGACCTCGGCCTCGACTTGAACCTCAGCGGCCATGCCCGCATAGAACTCTTCGTTCCAGGTCTCGCCCTTGCTGTCGCTCTCAGGGTGCACCCAGAAAACCAACTTCGCGCCCAGGTAGACCTGCGGGTCGCGCTCGGGGTTGAGCAACAGTTCCTCTTGCACCTGGTGGCACGTGGTGCCGGCGCGCGAGGCATCGCTGTTCTCGTTCGGGATGCCGTCCTGCGCCGCAGGGCTGGCCGTGCACGAGGTCCAGCGGTCTGCGCTGGATGGCGATAGGCGGGCGTGTTTCTTGGACATGGGCGTGTTGGGGGGGACCGCTACTTCGCAAACCCCCTCATGGAAGGGGCTTGCTGGAGGGGTTGTCGATCAGCCGAACAGCGGGTCCACCTCGGCGCCAGCGCTGGCGCTGGGATTCAGCAAGCTGTTGACGTGGGCCAGGATTGCGGCGTTCTGGCCCAGGTCCTTCAGGGCGGGCACGTTGGCAGCGCCGGGCTTGAACTTCTGGACGGTGGCCATCACCGCAGTGGCGCCGTGCGCAGGGTTCTGAGCCAGCGACTTCAGGCCTGCGACCACTTCGTCCCAGGTGGGTTCAGCGGCGCCCGAAGTCGCGCCCGAGGCAGTGGCCTGTTGGGCTGTTGCAGAAGGCTCGGTACTGGCACTGGTCTGTTGTGTGGCTGCAGCTTTCTCCGCAGCGGCGAATGCTTCCTTCTTGGCCAGGTAGTCGGTGCTCGACACCTGCGAGAACTCGTTTCCCTGGGGTGCGGCCTCGCCGGGCTTCTGTGCGAACACCAGCTTGTGGGCGTCGCTGGCCCAGTACACCGTGCCTGCAGGGTCGCCGTCGACGACAGGGGCTGTTTGGGCGCCGGCCGAAGCAGCGGCAGCAGCTTCGTCTGCCTCGATCTCCGCCTTGGTGCGGCGCTTGCGAGTGCCGGTGGCTGCGGTTTCGCCGGCGACTTGCTGGCCGGACTGGTAGGCGGCCAGCAACTGGCGCAGCAGGTTGTTGGTTTCGTCGAGCTTCGCTTCGATGGTCATTGTTGGCTCCGTAAAAACTTGCGAAATTGCGTTTGCGGAGCCTGCATTGTGCACGACATTTCGCGTTTGCGAAATAGCCAAGCCGAGTTCGTGGATTTTTGCGACACAATTTTGTGAAAAGCGAAATTCAACGCTAAAGTGCGCCCATCGCAAACACAACAAGGAGGCTGCGATGTTCGCTTTCCTCAAGCCGCGCACCGTGGCGCAGCTGCGTGAGCAGCAACTGAAAGAGGCCGAAAGGTCCCTGCTGACCTGGCAGGCCGCCCTCGAAGACGCCAACGCGATGAGCAAGATGTTTTCGGAGCGCGTGGCACGCTTGCGCGCCGAGGTGGCCGCACAGCAAGCCGCAGAGGGCGCCCGTGGCTGAGCGCATCACGCAACAGCAATCCCTCGCGCTGCAGCAGATGCTGCGAGACAAGCCGATGGGGTACGCCGACATGGAGCGGGCCACCCGCATGGCCGCCCGGCGCCTGGCGCGCTGGGTCAAGAAGCACCGCGCCGATCTGCACGTTGCAGCCTGGGCCCCCGACAAGAACGGCCGGCCCTTCGTTCCGGTGTTCGCCTGGGGAAGCCGGCCGGACACACCGCGTCCAGGGCGTGCACTCACCCCTGCGGAGCAGATGCGCAAGACCCGAGCCTCGCGCAGCCGCGCAGCTTCTGAGGCTCGATGAGATGCCGCGCCGCTTTCGCTGCCCCGCCTGCCGCACCCGGCGCACATCTTTCGTGCTGCTGGTCAAGCACTGCTCAGACCACAGCCACACCGTCTGCACCTGCGGGGGCTACCACTACGCGCACCGGCCGGGGTCTCCGTGCTGCGAGCGCAACCCCATGGGGCCCGTTCACAGTGCGCTGCGCGCCGGGGCAGACAACGACGAGGCCTGGCGCCTGACGATGGACATCGTCTGGGATACACCGGGCAAACCTATGGAGAAATGGCGATGACGCCTGAGCAACAAGAGCGGCTTGAAAAGCTGCTGCGCACCCACGAAGGGCGCCTGCAAGACGTGGCCAAAAAGCATGGCCGCAGCCAAGTCAGTGACGCCGCGCTGCAGGTGACGCGTCTGCGCCAGCGGGGTGCCGTGGTGGCGCTGGTGCGGGAACTGATGACGGAGCAGGTGCGCTCATTGCCTGCGGCGCCAGCCAGTGCGATCAAGGAAGCCTTGCGTTCTCCGGGCTGGCTCACCCACGGCCAAGCCTGGGACGCAACCAGTGCTGTGGAACAGGTGCTGATCGACCATGGTGTCTGCGGAGTGGCGAAAACATGAAGCGCTCAGGAAAGGTTGGCGCCTTTGCATACGCCCAACTCATCAAGGCCCTGCACGAAGGGCCGTACTCGCGCGCCGAGTTGGCGGAGATCACCGGGCTGCACACCCAGACGGTCGGTCACTACGTCGACGAGCTGCGGCGCGCAGGCCAGGTGTTCATCGCCGCCTGGGACCAGCCGGCCGACGGCGGGCGCAATCTGGTGGCGTGCTACCAACTCGGGCAGATGAAAGACGTGGCCCGCCCGAAGATGAGCGGGGCGCACCGTACCGCCGCGTGCCGTGCACGCAAATTGCAGGGCCTGGTGGCGTGGCCGGGAGGCGTCTATGCGTAGCCCGAAGAAAGGCCGCGCGCCCAGCGGGCTGGAATCTCTGGGCCGGCTGCAAACCATCCACTGCCTGCGTTGTGAAAAGGAGAAAAGCGGGGAGGGCGCTCGGCCGTTCAAGGCCTTCAAGGTATGTGCTGAGTGCTGCCTCGTCCTGGATTCTCTGCCTGTGGCGGCCAAAGGTGCGGTTTCGCGTTGACGTCCGTCTCCCGGCGGCTGCCGATCAGCGCAGCAGGCGTACGACTTGGCGCAGTTTGCTCTCGCGCGCCTGGCCTGCGTGTTCTGCGGCCTCGTCGTATGCGACAGCGACCAGGTTCGCGAAACGCTCGGTGGGCAGGGAGACCTTTTCCTCTTCCAGCAGCCGGTTGACCAACGTGATCACCTGGGCAAGCTGGCCAGGGTCGATCTGCGTCGTCACGACGGCCGATTGCGCTGGCAATTCAGGCGCCGGCTCCTTGTCCAGAGATCCTTCCTCAAGCTCCAAGGCTCGTTCCAGGCGCCGCATTGTCTTTTCGGTCGGCGATCTTGTGGGATTGGGGCCGAAGATCTGGCTGAGGAATGCTGCGTTTGCGTAGCCCATCTTTATCGCCGCCTTGCCCACGCCGCCAAAGGCTTCCATTGCTTTGCGTGCATTTGCGATACGGAGGCTGGTGAGATCCATGGTCTGTGTCCTGAAGTGATTCGCATCAACGATAGCGAATACCGAAGTATTTTACAAGCTGACCTTGTAAAAAAGGTGAGCATAGAATCGTTGCTAGGCTTACGTTTATCGCATGTGCTATACGCTTGCGCGAGTTATTGCGCAAATGCGAAATGAGTGCGACAATTCTCGCCATGCGACAACCTCTACCCCCTCCATCGACGCCGCTGCTGGCCCTGCTGCGCCAGCTGGGTACGGACGAGCGCCGAACAGATTTTGCGGTCCTTGCCGGTACGACCACGGCCTATCTCTACCAGCTCGCCACGTGCAAGCGCGGGGCTTGCCGCTCCCGTCTCGCCAAGGGTATCTCCGACGCCTCGGTGGAGATGCACAAGCGCCACGGAACGGCTGTGATCACCATGGACACGCTGGCCAGCATGTGCCCTGTGGATCGGGGGTGATCATGTACGTCCGATACCAGCAGTGCGCCAAGTGCGGCCAAAAATTCCTGATGCCTCGGGTCCTGTGGGATCACGAGTTGTTCTGCCGGAGCAAACCGCCTGACGCGTAGCCGGGGCACACAAGGAGATGAGAGATGTCCGAAAAGAAGTTCAAGGTCGGCCAGACGCTGTTCTGGGTTGGCCGCGACAAGGCGGAAGTCACGATCACAAAGGTGGGGCGCAAATGGCTGACGCTTAGCAACGAACGACGCATTGACATCGTGACGCTCAAGCAAGAAGGCGGCTATTACGGTCGGTGCTACCTGAGTGCAGGAGAGTATGAGGCAGGGATAGAACGGAATCATGCGTGGCTGAAATTGCGCCGGCAGGTCGGCATGTTCCATACAACCCCTGCGCACCTCACCACAGAGCAGGTCCAGCAAGTAAGTCGATTGCTGTTTCCAGAGTCGTGATCCCCCGCCCTGGCAATCCCACCCACCAAACCACAGACCGACGTACCGCCGTCGGTCTTTTCTTTTGTTATTTCGCAAATGCGATATACAATTTAGCGACGCCAGCCTACATCCACAGCATCCGCAGAACCCCGTGGGCAGGGGCCTCGAAGTCCTCGTTTTGCGGCGAGGTCATGGCTGGCGCTCTACTTCCCGGTCCCTGCCCACGGGGTGTTCGCAGAACAGGTCGCCAGCCTATGTCTTCGCCCGTCACCCGTCGTCTGCTCGCGCAGGCGGTTCAAGATCTCGTCAAGACCAACGCTCCCACGGCCGAGCACTACGCCGCCGTCACTGAAGCGTTGGCGGCCTGCGCCACCGAGGACATCGGCCACCCTGTGCGCTGCGCCTTCATCGGCTCTGCCAAGAAACCCGCGAGCCAGCCTGCATGACCTTCTCCCCTCCCGATATCCCCCAGGTGCTGCGCCAGCGTAAGCAGTGGCTCGTGTGGCGCCTGGTCAAGAAGCCCGATGAACCCAAGCCCCGCAAGGTCCCTTTCTACGCCAACGGCGCGCCGCGCAACGGCGAGCAGGGCACGGCTGAGGATCTGGCCCAGCTCACGACCTTCGACGCTGCAGTGCACGCCGTGCGCGAGCGCGGCTACACCGGCCTGGGCTTCGCGCCCATCGCCAACGGCGGCATCGTCGCCCTGGACTTCGACGGTTGTGTGTCCGGCGGCCAGATCACAGACGCACGCATCGAGGCCCTGATCTCGGACACATACGCCGAATTCTCGCCCTCCGGTACGGGGTTGCGCGCCTTCTACCTGGGCGCCATGGCCAGCCGCAAGGACAACGCCCACAAGTCTAAGCGCGTTGGCGGGCAGGCTGGCGCAGCGCGCCTCGACGGCCTCTTCGACATCGAGTTCTTCGGCCACAACGGCTTCGTGACGGTCACCGGCAAGGCCACGCCCGACACGCAGCTGTGGGGCCTGCAGGACACAGTCGCGCCGCTCTCCCAGGGGGTGCAGCAGCTCTACGCCCAGCGCTTCGGAGACACCGGGCCTCTGCCGGCCGTTGGCGCCGTAGCTCTCGCTGGCGAGGCCAACTTGGCCGCACTGGGCCCGGAGAAGCTGGGCTGGACCATGGACCAGGCGCGCGAGTACCTGTTCGACTGCAAGGCCAGCGTGTCGCGCGCCGAGTGGCTGAACGCGCTGATGGCGCTGCACCACGAGTTCGACGGCTCCGAAGACGCGCTGGACCTGGCCGACGAATGGAGCGCCACCGGCGACAGCTACGCCGGCCGCAAGGACGTGGAAGGCCGCTGGGATTCCTTCGGCCGGGACCGCGGCGGCGCGCCTATCACCGGCCGGTGGCTGCTGTCCTGGCGCCGGGACCAGATGGCGGCGAGCAACGACGAGCGCATGCGCGGCGCGCTGGCCGAGATGCAGAGGCTGCTCAAGGAAGCCCCCGATATGCTCACGCTGCAGACGCGTGTCATGCCGGACGTGTCGCGGCTGCTGCTCGAATTCCCCATCCTGGAGATCGAGGCCTACAGCTTGGTGGCCGGGCGCGCTAAGGAATTCGGCCTGGCCATCAACAAGACCGAGTTCAAGAAGCTCATCAAGGTGGAGCGCCCGCCGGCCGCTGCCGCCGTCGCACCGCTGACCGAGTTTGGCAACACCGAGCGCATGTTGGCGCGCTACGGTGACAGCCTGATGTTCTGCCCGGACACGGCCACCTGGTACGTCTGGACTGGCGTGTACTGGCGCACGGCCATGGGCGGCAATACCGAGGTCGCCCACTATGCCAAGGAGACCATCAAGGATCTGCCCAGCGAGGCCGCCAGCCACGCTGACCCGGGCGAGTTCTTCGCCTTCTGCAGCCTGAGCCAGCGCGCCGCCATGGTGGCGGCCATGGTCAAGCTGGCCGAGAGCGACCCCCGCGTCTGCGTGCCGTCCTCGGAGCTGGACAAGCACAGGCACCTGCTGGGTGTGAAAAACGGTGTGGTCGACCTGCGCACCGGCGTGCTGATGCCGGCATCTCCCGAACTGCGCATCACCCTGTCTGCGGGCTGCGAGTACAACCCAGGGGCGAAGTGCCCGCTCTTCGAGCAGACCCTGCGCGATGTGTTCTTCGACGACCTGGAGATGGTCGAGTACGTGGCGCGCACGTTCGGCTATGCGCTGCAGGGCCAGCCGCGCGAGGACATGATGTTCATCGCCTTCGGCAACGGCGCCAACGGCAAGAGCACGATCTTCAACGCCGTGCGCAAGGTCTTCGGCGGCTACGCGCGCTCGGCCGACGCCGCCTCGTTCATCAGCGACGCCATGGGCGGCAACGCCGGTGGGCCGCGGGAAGACCTACTGCGCCTGCGCGGCGCTCGGTTCGTGTACGTCAACGAGCCGGACGAGGGCGGCGAGCTGCGGGAAGGTGCCGTCAAGGCCATGACAGGCGGCGACGCGATCACGGCGCGCGGCATTCAGGCCAAGCACTCGATCGAGATCGAACCCACGTGGACCGTGTACATGCCCACGAACCACAAGCCCATCATCAAGGGCACCGACAACGGCATCTGGCGGCGCATGGGCCTGCTGCCCTTCGAGCGCGACTTCCGCAACGACCCGCACATCGTCAAGGACGACCAGCGGCGCGAGAAGCTGGAGGCCGAGTTGCCCGGCATCCTGGCCCTGATCGTGCGCGCCGGCATGCGCTACCGCCAGTCCGGGTTGAATCCCCCGGCCAAGGTGCTGGCTGCCAGCGCCGATTACCGCAAGGACATGGACCTGCTGGGCGAGTGGATCGAAGAGTGCTGCGAGATCGACGAGAACCTGCACACCAAGGTCTCGGATCTGTGGGAGTCGTGGGAAACCTACGCGCGCCGGCGCGGCCTGGTCCGCTTCATCAGCTCATCAAAGGCGCTCGGCCGCCGCCTCGACTCCCGTTTCCCCTCGGACAAAGGCTCGAAGGGCGTGCGCATCCGCCGCGGCATTGGCCTGCGCGATATCGCCGACGTTTTCTGAAAGACACCCCATGGACCGACAAAACACCACACTCGACGACATCGCCTCGATCATCGGCTTCAGCGCCACGCTGCGGCTCTCGGCCTGGTACGGCAACGGCAACAACCTCTATGTGCCCACCACTGTGGAAGAGGGGCAGGTGCTGGTGCTGCTCATCGGGCGCAGCGCAGCGGAGCGTCTGTCGCAGGAGTTCGGCGGGGACCACCTGGCCGTGCCGCGCATCGTCTCCTACGACGAGGACTGCCGCCGTCAGCGCGTGGCCACCATGCTGTCCCGAGGGTTCAGCACCAGAGAGGTCAGCCGCATCGAGCGCGTCAGCGAGCGGCGTATCCAACAGATCTGCCGAGAGCTGGAGCAGGTTGGCATCATCGCGCCGCTGGGCCCGTCGGCAGAGAACGACTGCTGGGCGCCGCCGGGAGCGCTCCAGGAAAAAGCAGAGTGGGAATTTTCCAGAAAAAAGCCCCCAGGGAAAAGGGCATCGGAAAAATGCCAGGAAAAAGGCCCCCAGAAAAAGCGGGGTGCCAAAAGTCAGACCTCTATCATCGCTGGCATCGAGACAGCGAAAGAGGCTCCTGTCTCAACGGTAATTGGGGCGATGGTTCTGCAACTGCACGAACCGGCTTGACCAACAGCGCGTCTGAAGGGCCGCACACATTTCTCTCCGGAGATGTGCCTAGCGCACGAAAATGTTCGGCAGCCTAAAAGCTGCCGATTTCATTCCTGTCACGCTCAATGGGTCGCCGGGAAGTCATCCGGCAGTAAGTGCGCATCCACAGCAGCCGCCACCTCCAGCACTGCTGACCGGTCCCATTCGTTGGCCGCAGCCCACGTTCCCACAGCCTCTTGCAGCAGGGCAACCAACGGACCCATAGTCTCTCCCCGTTGAGCTCCGTACTCATGCAGCGCGCGCCGGCCGATCACAAGCAGGCAGCCCGCCGCAAGCACTTGGGGGTCGTGGCTGGCCAGGGGTGTTTGTGAAGGGAATGGGTCCGCCTGGGGTGTCGTTGTCATAACTGAAGCTCCTATGGATGCTGTGTGCTGTGCGAATATACAGTAGTTATGCGAAACCTGTACAGGGGTTTTCTCGTCCGGTGCTGCGTCTGCGTACGTGAGCAGCACCAGGGTGTCCCTACCCAAGTGGCCACCCAAAACCTAATACCCATGCGGGTTTCCGCAGGATTGATAGTGCGCAGCAGGCCACCCCGATACCTGTTTGGCCCGGGGGCAGCACTAGGGGTCGTTCTGATTTCCGCACCCGTGGCAATTTCAAATTTGAACGGGCGACCCCTCCCACCCCCCAGGTCTGATTTCAAATTTGAACGGGCGACCCCTCCCACCCCGGGGTGTGCTTCAGTGCAGGCCTTAGAAAGCTCTTCGCCCCCGGAATGGGACCTACTCTGCGGGTCAAAAAACCGATGCAAGGCGTTGAGCCTACACAGTGCGGGCCGAGAATTTCGATCTGCATAGGCCCAGCAGCCGACCCAGGAGACCGGCAGGTTTGGTCACTGAAGTGCCTGCATGTCGGGCAGTGGGCCTCGCCAATACTGCAGCCCATCGAGCTTTTTCAGCGCCCTTCGCAAGCCACGCGGCGCGTTCTTCCATGGCCCTGTTTGCTGCAGTTTCGGTTTTCATCTCGCGCTCCCGCCGGGTCTTGTTGCTATGCAGTTAGTATAGCAAACGCGAAATAGAAACGCTATTCAAAAATTTAGCAAAAAGCGATATGTGATCTTCGTGGGAGGTAGTGACGCAAAAAAGCCCCGTCGCGCGGGGCTTGTGCTGGGGTAGGGCGGCTCAGTTGGCCGATGGTGCCAGCTCGTGCCGGCTTGGCGTTGCCGGTGGAACCCGGCGGAGGGTGGGGGATTCGCTGATGAGTCTGGCTCTACTCGCGGCCCAGGTCGGCCAACGAGGCCTGCAGCATCTTGATCAGCTGCTCAACGTCCTCGGGTGGCATCTCAACCCAGGTCGTCGTAACGGGCAGGCCTGCGGATGTTTTGGCTGTGTGCTTGATACCTATGAGCGTCTTGCCGGGCTCGACGCGAGTGCGAACGCTGGTGAACTGGAGCAGGGGTGCAGGAGTCATACCCCTATAGTGCATGAAAAAAGCCCGCACAAGGCGGGCTTCGTCGGGTGATTCGGACTGCGGTCAGTGCGTGGGCGGCGCCAGGCGGTGAATGAACGATATCAGAGACGACTCGTCGATACCAAGCGATGCGAGCTTCCGCTTGTGGTTAGCAATACGCGCTGGGTGGCCATTGCACAGGCCGTTGGTCGAGCACACATATTCTTCGGCGAGGGTGCAGATCTGCCGGACGTGCCATTCAATGGCTTCCATAGGATCTGCAGGAGGCGTCAAGCGGGCGCGCTTGGGGGTGACGGAAACGTAAATGGATGCGGTATCGGTGGATACGCGGAGGGCTGCAGAACGTGCCATGGTGAATGCTCCGTATCAAGACTTACAAGGCCTTATCGAAGCGTTTCTAGGCGCTAAGACAAGGCGGCCGGGAGGCTAGAAACCTAGGATACGCTAGGCGGACTTCTTTCCCCTTGCGGGGTGTTGTATCCGTCGCCCTCCCGGCCATAAATAAATCTGGCACGGGCGCAAAAAAGCCGCATTGCTATCGGGTGCGGCTTACCGCGTATCTCTAGGAGTTTCTAGGCTCCACCCCTTTCGGAGTGACGCCAGTATACCGCAGAGGTTTTCCCGTTTGCAAGTACTTTTTGTATTTTAGCACAAATTTAGCAAACTGGATGTTTTAATCAGGGCCACGGGTAAACAAAATGCGTTGCTCGGCAAGATCGAACGCGCACCATGCGAATTTCGATCCTGTATACCCCCCGTAACTATTCTTGGCGTTAACGAGTCCGGAATACACTATCGCTGCGTGCCAGGTTGGATAGTCAAGTGCAGGAGCCGCCTTGGCAGACCGCGTGAACGCATCAAATTTTGCTGAGTCAGGGTCTTTCAACTTTGTCCGGATTGCCGCTTGGCAGGCCTCATAGTTACGCGCCAGTGTTGCATCGCTAGGAGGCGTGATTGGTCCGTTTTCATCAATCAATTTTTGAACACGGAGTTTACCAAGCGCTATTTCCTTACTCAATTTAGCCGACTCTTTATCAGATTCTGCCCAGCGCTTATCGAAGCAGTCGCTCCGGTATCTGTTCTGGGCACTCTCACAACCATCAGAAGCTCTGATGTCGACAGCCTTTGCATCTGGGGCGCATGGCGTCTGGCTGTAGGTGTTGCCGCATTTGTAGACCTGTTGTGCATGGGCGCTAAAAAGTGCCGATGTCAAGACGGTAATTAGAACTGCGTATTCCCGCATGTATCGATCCCTTAAATAACTTTAAACACCAAATAGACAAGTGGCGCAACTGCAATAGCCACTAAGGCAACCCATAATCTTCTGCGCTCTCGCTGCCTAATTTGTGTACGTATTGCACTCAATTCGGCGATACGCATACTGTTATATTTGGCATACACAATACTGCAATTGCTGCAAACAGAGCCCTCTTTTATTCGAGGGTGTGTGCATTTAGGGCATCTGAGTGATTCCGCCTTAGTATCGGATTCTTTGATGTGTGAATACAGTGCAACAAGACCACTGTGCCTCGGGTCTCGTGCTGCAGCCTCTTTTAGAAGATCCTGCAGCGTAGTGTCTGGAGTATCTTGCCTCTCGGAGTTTTTGCGAATTGCGGCGCGCAATGCTTCTAGAGGGCTGATATCCGCGCTGCTTATTTGACTCCGCAGACTCTCTTCGATCTGTGAGTCAATCTCCGAGCGTTTGAATTGCGGGGTTGCAAACACTGCACTCCCATACCCGCATTTGCACCGCTGCAAACCGCTGTTCCCAAGCCGGTACAGCGTAAACCTATCACAAGCTTTGCAGTACGACCCCGCCATGAGCGTACTGTATCAGGGTTCATCGGCGGCCTACCTGGGCCACCCACAAGTCTCTGAGTGCGTAGACAGGCACCGCCAAGCATAGGGCAGCAGGCTCGATGCTGCAGCCGAGTGGCATGTGTGGCGTTTGATCAGCAGCCATCAGAACAGATGCTGTGGCTCCGTCAGGAGCGAAGAGTTAACGCCACACATGCCACCCGCTTTTAGATCGACTGCCGCGAGCCTGCCGGGCGCGGGGGACCCTGACGTTAAATTTAAGCGCCGCGGGTCTCATTGAGCCCGGGTAAAACTTGGCCCGAAAATTTTAAAATCGGCTTGCGTCACTTCGCAAAAGCTAAAAATCAGCGCAGTCTGCTTAAAAAATAAGCAAAAAACCTAAAAAGGGTGGCGTAGGTGGCGTTTAAATGGGGTTTTAGAATTGATCTCGTCTGCGCGGGGTATGACCAATTTAAAACAGCCCTCCAAACGCCACACATGCCACCCGCTTAAAATTTAAGCAGTTTTGGAACCGGCCGCAGGCCCAGCAGCGCGGCGCCGCACCCCCTGGAAGACGAATGGTGTCGGGGCTTGTGTCGCAAACGCGAAACATGCACAATCTGCGAAATGCATGCAGATTTCGACCTTGGCGCAGATGGAATAACGGAGTTGCCTCCGGGCTTTCGCCGCGGGCCGTACATGCCGCGCGGTGGCCGGACACCGGGCTACTCGCCGAAAAAGGCGGCCGAGGTGGCCAGGCGCATTGAGGCCGGGGAAGATGTGGGGGGTGAAGAACTCGAGTCCGCAGATGGACAGTTGAGCCTCACCACGCGTCACCTGCTGGCGAAAGCCCGAAAAGAAGCGGCACTCGCAGGCCTCAACGAACTGCAGCTGAAGGTCAAGACGGGCGAGTACCTGCCTCGTGCCGCCTACCGAGAGGCCACGGCCACATTGGTCGCCTCCCTGTCGCAGGGGCTCCGGTCGCTGCCCGACACCCTGGAGCGCAAATGCGGGCTGGCGCCAGAGGTGCTGCAGGACATTGAGTCGGCGATCGATGAAGCCTTGAGCCACATCGCCGACGAGCTGGCGCTGTTCACGGAGGCAAAGTCTTGAGCGATCACTACGCCCAGGCACTGTCGGACGCGTGCAGCGGCTTCGAGGCCTTGAGGCCGCCCAACCGGATGCGAGTCAGCGAAGGCATTGCTGACACGCTCGTGATTCAGCAGCCCGGCTCGCCGAAGACCTCTTGGTCTCCTACCGAAACCCCGTACATGGTCGAGCCTGCAGATGCCTTGGCCAGCCGCAGGCACGAAGCCGTGGTGTTCGTGGGCCCGGCCAGGACGGGCAAGACGGCGTCGCTGCTGCTCGGCTGGATGTCGCATACGGTGGTGAACGACCCGGGGGACATGCTGTTCGTGCAGATGTCCAAGGACAAGGCGCGAGAGTTTTCCAAGACTGACGTGGACCGCGCTATCCGATATTCACCCAAGGTCCAGGCCATGAAATCCGACAGGGCGGTGGACAGCAACACTTTCGACACCATGTTTCGGCACGGCATGTGGGTGCGTATCGCCTGGCCGACCGTGGGCAACGTCTCGGGCTCGACCTATCGGTACGTTGCAATCACGGATATCGACCGGATCGAAAATGCGGAGAACGTGGACGGAGAGGGCCCACTGTTCGACTTGGCCAAGAAGCGCACCACGACGTTTCTCTCTCGCGGCATGACGCTCGTGGAGTCCAGCCCGGGCTACCCACTGGAAGATCCGTCTTGGCAACCAGCAACCCCGCACGAGGCACCACCTACCGGCGGAATTCTGTCGCTCTACAACCGATCCGACCGTCGGCGTTTTTACTGGCGCTGCCTGGATTGCCGCGCGTGGTTCGAAGCAGCCCCCGGGCTTTCACTGTTCAAACGCTTGCCGGCGATCAAGCAGTTGCTCGAAGAGATCCGCACGATGGATATCCCGACGATGGCGAAGCACTACGGGCAGGTGGCGTGCCCGCACTGTGGCAGCGAGCCTGGGCACCAGATGAAGGGCGCGCTCAACAGGGCCGGCATATGGGTTCCTGATGGCTGCAGCCTTGCGGACGAAGGGCACTTTGTCGGCAGCCCGCGCACGTCAACGATCAGGGGGTATTGGTTGGGCGGCGTGGCTGCGGCATACCAGTCCTGGGAATCTATCGTCGCGCAGCACCTGTACGGATTGCAGGATTACGCGCTCACGGGCAGCGAGCAAAAGCTGAAACAGACCACCAACACGGACCAGGGCATGCCGTACATCGAGCGCCGGCTTGTGGAAGCCCGCGGCAGTGGCACGACGCCGAGAGACAGGGCAGAAGTTGACTTGGAGCGGTTCATTGCTCCGCCGGCAGCGCGCTGCATCACAGCCTCCGTGGACGTGCAGGGCGGCCAAAACGCGAGATTTGACGTTCAGGTCCACGCTGTCGGCCCAGGCGGCGAGCAGTGGGTCATCGACCGTTTCAAGATCACCGAGTCGAAGCGCCCCGGCATAGGGCCGAATGAGTTCGCCCCCCTTGACCCCGCCTCATACCCCGAAGACTGGGACCTGTTGACGGAAAAAGTGCTGTTAGGCACCTGGCGCACGACGACAAGAGATCTCGAGATGCACCCCATCGGCGTGATTGTTGACACCGGCGGCGAGGCCGGGCGCGTGATGATGCAGGAGCAGGGCGCCAGCGGGAAGCAGAAGGGCGCCCGGGTTTTCGAGGAAGGCAAGACCGGTGTCACCCACAACGCCTACGAGTGGTATCGACGAGTGCGGCAATTGGGCCTCGCTAAACGGGTTTTCTTGTACAAGGGCGGGTCCACAAAAGATGCGCCCGACATGCGCGAGAACATGGTCGGCAAGAACGGCAAGAAGGGGCGCGACGATGTGCCGCTGCTGCTGTGCAACCCGAACAAGCTCTCTGACCAGGTGGACGCCGGCCTGCGGCGCCAGACACCCGGCCCGGGCTACATCCACTTCCCCGCTGCGCGCCATCCCGACACAAACCCTGACGGCTGGGTCTCTGCAGCGTTTTTCGACGAACTCGAGGCGGAAGTGCGCGGTAAGGACGGCACCTGGCGCAAGCTGCGGGCGCGCAACGAGACGTTTGACCATTGCCGCATGCAGCGCGCGCTGTTGCACCGCCTGGGCGTGTTCAAGGTCGAGGACTGGGCACGCGTACCTGCGTGGCTGGCGCCATTTGAGAAAAACGCCATGGCAATCACGCGCCAGGATCGCCGCGAGGTCCAAACCAACGAAGTCGTCTCTCAGCCGACAGCAGGACTTTTGCCCGCGAAGCCGGTCGCTCGGCGCCGTGCGCGGCGGTCATCGGTAGCAGCCTTGTGATCTTGTCGGGTATTGTTTTGTTTCGCAAATGCGATATTATTTCAGCCAGATTGCAGCACTGCATCAGCCCCAAAGAACAGGCCTTTCCGGGCCAGTTCAACGGTAGGGATGCTAGAAGGTCCTCAGGTTTGCCCAGGACTGAAACGACGCCTTGACGCCTCGGAAAGACGAGGACCACCAATCGAGTGCTTTCGCCGGGAGTCGCCTCGATAGAGAGGAACGAGCCTACGACCAGACAAAGGCGGGTTGACCACCTGCACGAGCGAGGTTGCAAAACGGGGGTCACGAAAGTTCTCGATTGGTGGTGTTTTACACCGCGCCCGCTGTCTCCTTGGCTGCCACCACGGCCTTCACCCCGCTACTGCGGGGTTTTCTTTTTATTTCCGGCGTTTTCGCAAAAGTCCGAAACTTAACCGCAGCAGCGTTTCGCAAGCGTTTGGCAAACTGCCGGACCATGAGCACTACCACCGAAGATGCCGCGACCCTGCGGGGCTACGTCAAGGCCTTGAACAAGGCTATTGCGCGCGGCGCGCGCTCGGTCACGCTCGGTGGCCAGACCATCATCTACAACACGACAGAATCGCTGATGAAGGCGCGCAACGACATGCAGGCCCAACTCGCCGCCGTCGAGCGCGCTGCTTCAAGCCAGAAGGTGTCACGGCAGAACTACGCTGTCTACGGTGGGCGGGACTACTGATGGCGCCACGATTCACCGCAAACGGCAAGCGTATCGGCCGACCGCCAAAGAACCCGCAAGCAGCGCAGGCGGCACCGCCAGTGTCGGCGGAGGATGTGGCGTATGGCCGTGCCTTCCGGCAGTTCATGAATCGCTACGACGCCGCCGGCCGTGGGCGGCGCATGGCATCGTGGAATGCACCTTCCACCGGGCCGAACCAGGCCATCAACGCTGCTCTGCAGGTTTTGCGCGACCGTTCCAGCGACTCCGCGCGCAACGACTGGTCGAGCGAGTCGATCATCCAGAAATGGACGACGACCCTGGTCGGCATCGCCATCACCCCGCGCTTTCGCCGGATCAAGGACAAAGAGCGCAGGCAAGAGATCAACGACCTCTGGGCAGACTTCGTTCGGGAGGCAGACGCCGATGGCGTGCTTGACGCCTACGGCATGCAAACCCTGGCCGTGCGCAGCTGGATTGAGCGGGGCGAGATGTTTGGCCGCCGCCGCTACCGGAAGACATCGGACGGTCTCGCTGTGCCCATGCAGGTGCAACTGCTTGAAGCGGACATGGTGCCGAACTTTGACGCGGACACCTACTCCGGCCTGCCTGTCAACAACAAGATCCGTTCGGGCATCGAGTTCGACAACCGTGGCAAAAAGATCGCCTACTGGGTCTACAAAGAGCACCCAGGCGACGGCGTTTGGTCCGGCGCCGGAGGCACGCCCGCCGCCACGGCCCTGGTACGCGTTCCTGCGGAGGACATGTTCCACATGTTCGAGCCGAAGCGTATTGGCGCTCGCCGCGGCGTCCCGACATTGGCACCCATCCTGGCCAAGCAGCGCAATATCCTGGACTACGAGGACGCCACACTGGAGCGGCAGAAGATCGCCAACCTGTTCGTGGCGTTTATCAGCCGGTCGCTGCCATCGCTTGATCCCACCGACCCGAACCACCAGGCACTGACAGGCCTGGAGTCCGAGATCGACGGAGAAGCGGCGCCGCTTCTGCCGATGAAGCCCGGGCTGATGCAGGAATTGGAAGACGGCCAGACAGTGGAGTTCGCCAAGCCGCCGGATGCGGGCACGTCGTACAGCGACTACATGCGCACCAGTCACCTGGGCACCACGGCCGGTACCGGCGTTCCCTACGAGCTGGCCGTGGGCGACATCGCGAATGTCAGTGACCGCACCTTGCGTGTCGTCATCAACGAATACCGGCGCTTTGCATCACAGCGTCAATGGCAGATTGTCATCTTCCAGAAGTGCCAGCGCGTGGTCGAGTGGTTCGCTGACGCGGCCCTCCTGGCAGGCAAGGTTTCACTCGAAGAGCGAAATGCCATTCGGCGCGCTGAACATGCACCCCACGGCTGGGAGTACATCCATCCCGTGCAGGATGTGGAAGGCAAGGCTCTGGAGGTCAAGAACGGATTCCGCAGCCGCTCCAGCGTGATCGGGGAGCAGGGCGATGATCCGGACGTGGTGGATCAGGAGCGGGCCGACGACGCTGAACGGGAGCGAGCCCTGGGTCTGCCGGTGTCAGGAGTTACAGACACTGCCCCCAGTACTACGGCGCCGGATCCAGCGTCTGGGGCCGGTGAAGGCAGTTCACGGGCGCCTGAGATTGATGCAGAAGACCAGGCCGATTTGGTACGACTGAGGCATTTGGAAGCGCAAACGGACGCATTGCGCGAAGCTGCCAAATTGGCCCGAGCCCGTGAAGTTGAACGACATGACGCGCTGCACGAAAGTGTATTGGCCTTATTAGAGGGGCCAGCCAGTGACTGAAAAATTGTTTCTCACCCTGGCGCGATCTATATCTGATCTCAGTAAGCGAGTGGCGGCATTGGCGCGCGAGCCAGGACCTGCCGGCCGAGACGGTATCGATGGAAAAGACGGTGAACCCGGCATAAAAGGTCGGGATGGCAAAGACGGAAAAGACGGTGAACCCGGCATAAAAGGTCGGGATGGCAAAGACGGAAAAGACGGTGAACCCGGCATAAAAGGTCGGGACGGTAAAGACGGTGCCACCGGACCAATGCCAAAACATGAATGGCGTGGAACGGAACTGAGGTTTCAGAAAGATCAGGAAACCTGGGGTAAGTGGGTTGACTTAAGGGGCCCGCCAGGTTCCGGTTCCGTGGCGGTTTTATCTTCAGTAGAGACCTGCGCACCAATCGGTGTCACCACCGTCAAGGTCGGCCCGCTGCCCATCAGCGGACACAGCGTTGTGGCCTGCGACAGCGCTGGCGAACTGGTCGCAGCCGACGCCACCAATCCCGCACATCGCGGCGCCGTCCTCGGCTTGGTGGCCGACGCATACAGCCCTGGCGACGACGCCGTGGTGCAGACCGGCTATGTGCTTGAGCACGCCGGCTGGACCTGGGCGCCCGGCCCGGTGCTGGTCGGGCTGTCGGGGCAGCTGGCCCAGGCCCCGCCCGCTGGCGCGCTGTTCGCTCAGGTCATCGGCCGAGCGCTGTCTTCTACCCGCGTCCTCATCGACATCAACCCACCCATCACCCTTGCATAGGAGCCCACCATGGCTGCAAAGAAAATTCTCCGCTTCGTCGGCAACAACATTACCGAGGTGTTTGGCGTACAGGCATCCACAGGCGCCGCCAATGCTGGCGATATCGTCTCCCTGGATGATTCCGGGCGCCTGGACATGAGCATGATGCCGGTGGGCATGGGGGCCGATACGGCTGTCATTGCCTCCAGCGAAGCCCTCGCAGCAGGCGACTTCGTGAACATCTGGAACAGCACCGGCGCGAAGGTCCGCAAGGCAGATGGCACTGTGTCCGGCAAGGAGGCCCACGGCTTCGTGCTGGCCGCCGTGACCAGCGGCGCGAACGCCACGGTGTACTTCGAAGGCACCAACACGCAGGTGTCTGGCCAGACGGCTGGCCCTGTCTTCCTGCAGACCACGGCCGGAACAGCAGGGGCCACGGCCCCCAGTGCAGCGGGCAACGTGGTGCAGCGCCTGGGCATCGCCATCAGCGCCACGGCCATCAACTTCGAATCCGGCGTCCCGGTGGTGCTGGCGTAAGCCATGGCCGAGCGGCGCCCCCTTGTCATGATCGGCGGCTCTCTGCGAGAGCTGCCAGATGGAGACTCGATAGCTATGACCAGAGTCTGGCAATCAGGCATGACCGTCACCCAAGGCGAGCGGGTGATCAGCCCACTGGATTGGGAGGAGTATCGGCGCACTGCGGCCACTGGTGGCGGCGCAGTTGACCCCGCAGACGATATTGCGAACTATCAGTCTGTAACATATCCGCGCGTTACTTCCCTTGGGGGATCAGCTTCGATCGCGGCGAACAACAGTGGCAACACCACGCTGTTCGCAAATGGCGCCATAAAGATCACACCCGCCACAATTTCCGTTGGCACGCGCACAGAGATATTTTCTGCAACAGGTCGCGGTTATGTGGGGTACTTGGGATTTCAAAAAGCAAACACCGGCGGCGGGCGTTTTGAAGTCTTGGCGGATGACAGGTCTATATTTGATGCGTCAATACAGACATTAAACAACGAATTCAACATCATAATCGGTGCATCGGGTAGTGGTGGCACGTCAACCACATCGTTCGCTGGTTACGTCGCACTTCCGGAAAGCCCAGGAATACCATTCCGCAGATCGTTTCGCGTCTTCTATACGCCAGCCGGGGCCGCTACAAACGCATCGACAGTGCTCGCATACATTCTGAGGGCTGTCCGATGATTATCGATATCGGAGGCGTGCGTATCGAGCATGGGCCTATCACCCTGAATTCGGCAAATCAACCTTTCGAGGTATCACGTTGGGCCGGCCGCCTGGCGCTCAAGCGGCATGTGCTGGAGCAGGGTGCCCTGGTGCTGCTGGCCCCTGACGATGCCCGTCCCGAGGACAACCTACTGGCGCGCGTGCTGGCGTGGCGCGACACCTTGCAGCCCGGCGAGATGTTGGACCGGGTGGACGCAGTGCTCAACGATGCCAAGGACTGGCTGCGCGACAGCGAGACCGTGGCGGCGGTGGCTGCTGTGCTGGGCCTGACAGCGGAGCAGGTGGACACGTTGTTCGCCTGGGCAGCCGCGCAGCGAGCGTAATTGCGAAAACAGCCCGCAGCCGACATTCGGCCATGTTGCGCACAATGCCGAGGGTGTGACAACTTGACACAAGAGGCATCCATGCACAATTCCAATTTGCCGGGAGGCCTGAAATGAATCAGCCGCAGATCGATCCGATCAGTGCGGCTGTCGCCGTTGCTTCTGTAGTTTTCGCACCAGCCGTTGCGCACGTGGTAGGGCCTTATCTCGTGATTCTCTTCGCGTCTACCATCGGCGCCTCGTTTGCTCTCGTGGCCCGGGAGCGCACCACAGGATTCAACTCGGTGCTGTTCTTCGTCCGGGTCAACGGCCTTTCGGTGTTGTTGACCTACTCCGTCTCGGCAGTTGTGAATGCAGGATACCCAATCGAAGATCAGCGCGCGTGGTTTTCGCCCGTGGCATTCGTCATCGGCTTTATTGGGGACCGCTGGCCGGCTGTGATGGGCTGGGCGGCACGCAAGGTGTCACGCCTGGTCGATATCCTGATCAAGATGCGAGGTGATGGAGGTGGTCATGGTTGAGAGCAAATTGCTGTTGGCGACCGTCAATGCGATGCTCGGATTCAGCATTGCTGCATTGGCGTTCTGCCGCCTGGACACACTCTCTCCCGGGGTGCCGTTGCGCAAAATTGCACCCCTGGCCTTGGTGCTTTGCGCGGGACTGGTGTCCGCGTGCCAACCCTGGATGGGCCATTGGCCGTCCCCGAGCCAAGTTTTTATTTCCATCGTCGTCTTCGTCTATGTCTGGAGCACGCAGCCGCCAGGCTGCGGCGCCTCTTGACAACCCCGAAATTTAACCGCAGCCCTGTTTAGCAGGATGCCGCCCAAAATGCGGCCATTCCTGAAAGGACTGCGACATGCGACCTTGCTTTGCATTTAGCGCCAAGACTGCGAGCAAGCCTACAGTCCTGGCGATCGACGATGAGATCGGCTTCTGGGGCACCCAGGCCAAGGACTTCCGCGACCAGCTTGCAAATGTCGCAGGCGATATCGACGTTGAACTGAACACACCCGGCGGCGATGTGTTCGCCGGCCTGGGCATCTTCAACATGCTGCGCGCGCACGCAGCCAAGGGCTTTCAAGTCACCACCCGCGTGATGGGCGTGGCCGCAAGCATCGGCAGCGTTCTGCTTCTGGCTGGCGACAAGCGCGAGATGCCCAAGAACACCATGGCGATGACGCACAACGTCGCCAGCGGCATTTGGGGCACGGCCGATGAGCTGCGTGACCACGCAGACACGATGGACAAGGTCAAGGGCCAGTTGCGAGGCATCTACGTGGACCGGCTGGGCGTCGACGAGGCAACGGCTGACGCAATGCTCGGCAAAGACAACTGGATGACTGCCGACGAAGCTCTGGCCACAGGCTTTGCTACAGACCTCCTGGCCGAGGTGCAGATGCAGGCCAAGTTCGACGTGGAGCGCGCGTCAATGCCCGAAAACGTCGCCAAGCTGTTTGCCGCCAAGGTGGACGAGCCTGAACCAGAGCCGGAACTGTCACCAGCGGACAAAGATGCCCTGACAACTCCGGTCGCCGAAGCGATTGTTGCCCTTGCCACGGCCGGTGGCCTCGAAGCCCACGCTCCGTTCCTCGCCCTGTCCTGCACTTCGGTCGACGAAGCCAAGACCCGCATCGCCACTGCGCGCGAGATCACTGCGCTGTGCAAGGTCGGCAACCTGGAAGCCAAGGCCGCCCGCTTCATCCGCGACAACAAGAGCGTTGCCGATGTGCGCGCGGCGCTGATCGAGGACCTGGCCGACACCGACACCCAGGTGGACAACGCACCCGCCACTCCGAAAACCGGCACGACGAACGGAGGCCCTGCGAAGCCCGCCGTCGTCAACACGAACACGCTTTGGGCTTCGCACAACGCTCAATCGAAGAAGGGACGCTGATCATGGCAACCGCTCTCTACAACAATCCACCCCTGGCCGACTTCATCCTGCATGAGGCCAGCGGGCAGCGCAGTCGCGACAACGTGCACGTGCGCCAGAGCGGCGCCGAGGTCAAGTCGGGCGCTCTGCTGGTCCAGGACACGGTCGGCGGCGTCGCTTTCGACATGGACGAAGGCGCCACGGGCAACCCGACCATCTCGGCTGCTTCGGCCAGCGCTCTCGCGATCGAAGGCGCCTACACGATCGACTTCACAGCGGCGACCGCCTTCGTGGTCAAAGACCCGAGCGGCACCCAAGTCGGTTCTGCTGGCGCTCTGGGAACGGCCTTCTCGGCGGGCGGCATTGGCTTCACGCTGACAGCCGGCACCACAGCCGCCGTTGCCGGCGACAGTGCGACCCTCGACGTGATCCCGGCCGACGACAACTACCTGCCATACACCGGCACGGGCACGGCGGTCGCCATTCTGTACAGCCATCTGCCTGCAGCCACCGGCCTGAAGGCGGCTGTCGCCTTCACGAGCGACTGCGAAGTCAAGCGCTCGGCCCTGACCGGCCTGACGGCTGCGGCTGAAGATGACCTGCGCAAGGTGGGCATCAAGGTACGCGGCGCAGTCGGCGGCCTGAGCATCCACACCCCGGCTCTCTGAGCCATTTTTGATCGACTCAGGAGCTACAAGAAATGGCAACCCTCGACATTTTCAATGACGACGCCTTCAGCGTGAGCCAGCTCACGCAGACCATCGTCGACATCCCCCGCGTCCCAACCCAACTGGGCGACGAGGGGCTGTTCAACGAGTACGGCATCACCACGACCTCGATGATGATCGAGCGCACTGGCTCCGGCCTGAAGCTGGTGCCCACGGCGCCCCGCGGCGGTGTGCGCGCCACGGCCGGCCGCGAGCGTCGCAAGCTGATCCCGATCGCTGCGGTGCATCTGCCTCAGGGCGACACCATCATGGCCGACGAAGTGCAGAACGTGCGCGCGGTCGGTTCCGAGACTGAAGTGGAACAGGTCTCGCGTATCGTGTCCCGCCAGTTGACGGTGCTGAAGGGCAACATCGACCTGACGCTGGAGCACATGCGCGTCGGTGCGCTGCGCGGTGAAGTGCTGGATGCCGACGGCGTGAGCGTGATCTGGGACCTGTACCAAATCTTCGGTATGACGCGCCAGGTCATCGGCTTCGACATCAACTCGGCCAGCTCGACAACCGATTTGCGCCAGAAGACCGAAGACCTGAAGCGCGCGATTCAGCGCAAGCTGGGCGGCAAGTCGTTCACCCGTGTCCGCGTGAAGTGCAGCGAGTCGTGGTTCGACAAGTTCGTCGGACACAACAAGATGTACAAGGCCTGGGAGCTGTACCAGAACGGGGCGTTCAATCGCGAGTTCCCCGGCCAGACATTCCTGTTCAACGGGGTGTTGTTCCAGGTGTACTCGGGCGGCGTGGTCGACGGCAGCGGCGATCAGCACGACTTCATCCCTGCGGGCAAGGCCTATGCGTACCCCGAAGGTGTGCAGGGCATGTTCCAAATCGCCTATGCCCCTGGCGATTACATGAGCACGGTCAACACCCTGGGCGTGCCGTACTACGCCTCGCAGGAACGCTTGCCGCACGACAAGGGCGTTGACCTGGAATCGCAGTCCAACCCCATCGTGCTCAACACGCTACCTGAAGCGGTCATTGAGCTGACCACAGCCGCTACGTAAAGGCTGGCGCCATGTTGGACTTGTTCCAAGAAATGGCCGAAGGCATCCTCGACGAAATAGGCGAGGATGCCTTTTACGATGGGGCCACCGAACCCATCAAGATCAACATCGAGCACGGCGTGCAACTCGCGGGTATCGGCGGCGAAGAGGCACAGTACCGGGGCGACCTGGTGGCGAATCGCGACGTAGCCACGATTCATGCGCGCCACAACCCCCAGCAGTTCAAAAAATTCGTCCAAAACGGCAAGACCTATCAACTGGACGTGCCAGTGGAAGACAACGGCGTGACCCGCCGCTTCGTCGTGATGGAGCTGCGCTGATGGCTACCCGCCTGACCGCTATCAAGATCGGTGTTGACCAGATTCGCCAGGCGGCAGACAACTTGGGTCGGCTGAATGCAGAAGGGTTCGTGGATGTCTCGGTGACGTCGATCAACGAGACTGCTGATTGGACATACGAGATGGCCCGAGAGCGCATCACGGTCGGTATCAATCTGACGGACGACTACTTGCGCAGGCGCATGACCGTGGTTCACGCCACGGCCGGCAAGCCCGAGGCCGCGATTACAGCCAGCGGCTCGCGCGCCCTGATGACCCGCCTTGCGACTTACGACGCCCAGATGGTGATTGTCCCGCGCAAGACGAACCGGGCCTCTCGCTCCAAGGGTCTACTGAAAATTCCCGCAGGGGGTAAGCAGGGCGGCGTGAACGTCACCGTCGTTAAGGGCGCGGCCAAGACGCTGCAGAGCGGCTTTCTGCTGAACCTGCGCGCTGGCGCAGCCGCGGGCGAGAAGGTCGGCGTCTTTCGGCGAGAGGGCGGAAAGCTCAAGCATCTCTACGGCCCGTCCGTGTACCAACTCTTTGCGTACCAGGCGCCCCGCATTAGCGACGAGGTGGCCGACGACCTCCAAGACACATTCCTGCGCCGTGTCGACGAGCAGGTGGAAAGGATTCTGGGATGACACCCCTCGCCCGTGCCCGAGATATTGCGGCGTACCTGACGACGCGCCTGGCCACCATCACCAAGGCCAACGGCTACGAAACCGACATTGGCCTGCACGTGTTCCGAGGCCGTCGCAAGATCGACGACCAGCAGGTGCCGTGCGCGGTCTTGATCGAAGGCGAGGACAAGCCGGGCGGCGTACAAGGGGCCGGCAGCCAGCAGGTTACGCAGTCCTACGTGCTCGGCGGATATGCCGAGTGCGACCCAGACCACCCGAATGACCGGGCGCACGAGATCCTTGCAGATATCAAGAAAGCTCTGTTCGGTCTGACGTCCGATGCGACGCGCGCGGAGCGCGCTGGCGCTGAATTCAGCTTCGGCGGCCGGGTCAAGTCGGTCTCGTATCGCGGACGAGATATCGGCCCTCGTGCTGACGGCGTCCCCATCGTCTTTGCGGTGGTGCACATCGACGTGGTGTTCGTCGAACAGCTTGCGCAGGCGTAGTTCCGAAATTTGCCCGCAGCCCGGAATTTAGCAAAATAGCGAAACTGGTGTCGCTTTGAACGTGCGCGTTGCCGCACGCAACATCTTTCGGAGAACACCATGGCAGCACGCAGTTTCTTGGGCGCCGGCGACATCTACATCAACCGTCTGATCGACGGCATTCCGCAGGGCCTCGTGGGCCCGATCTACGCCAACAGCTTCCAGTTGCAGCCTGCTGTCAACACGGTGCAATCCACGAGCAAAGGCCGCAACGACTACGGCCAGGTTCTGGAGTCCGTGAACATCGCCCAGCCTACGACCTTCACGATGGAACTGAAGGAAGTCACCGGCGACATCCTGACCATGGCCTTCCTGGGCACGGATGCGGCGCTGAACGAAGCTGCGGGCACGCTGGCTGATGCTCCCGTCACGGTGAAGCTCGGCAAGTGGGTCGCGCTGGGCAAGCGCAATCTCGACGACCTGATCTCGGTCGAAAACACCGGCGGAACGACGACCTACGTCGAAGGCACCGACTACAAGCTGAACCGCCCCATGGGCTGGATCATGGCGCTGGCTGGCGGCGCCATTGCCGATGCAGCGACTGTCAATGTCTCGGGTGCCTACTCGGCTGCCAAGGGCCGCACGATCAAGGGCTCGACTCGCACCGAAGTTCGTGCACACATCGTCTTCGACGGCATCAACCAGGCCGACGGCACTCAGTGCACGGTCAACGTCTGGGAGGCGGTGCTGTCTGCCGATTCCGCCTTCGACTTCCTGGCCGACGACTTCGGCAACGTATCGCTGACCGGCAACCTCAAGACACCTACGGGCAAGGACGCACCGTACATCGTCGAAGTGCAAGACCCCGTGCAGTAAGCGCCTCCCTCCGTGGCGGGGCCACTGCCCGCAGCCCAACCCGCCACTGCTTTCGAGCGCTGGCGGGTTTTGTTTTTCCGAGGATCTGACATGGCCACAAGCAGCCGCGATGCGAAACTGACCCTGAGCATAGAGTCTCTCGGGCAGGAGAACATCAGCAAACTGGAAAAGGAGCTGCGCCGCCTTGCCGATACGGGCGATGCCAGCGCGGCAGAGTTCGGGCAACTGGCGGATGAGATCAGCCGCCTGGGCGACCAGAATGCAGCGCTCCAGGGCGTGAAGGCCCTGGCAGACCAGACTGCAGCGCTGCAAGCTCGCCAGGAGGGCGCGGGCCAAACAGCGCAGGAACTGGCCCAGCGCCTGGAGACCTTGCGCGCAGCCACCGACGAGGCGCGAGCAGCACAAGACACGGCCCGGCAAGGCCTGCTTGAAGGGGAGAAGACCTACACAGAGGCCGGCAACGCGCTGCGCGCGCTGAAAGCTGAATACGACAACGCCGGCAAGCAAACGGCCGAGTACCGCAGCCGCCTGCAAGCCTTGGTGGCGGCGCAGAACCAAGCCAACCTGGCGCTTGTGACCCTGCGGGATGAGAACCGGCGCGCCAGCGAGGCAGTCACCCAGGCGGCGGCCGATCAGCGAAAGGCCGAAGGCGCCTACAAGGCTGCTGAACGGCAGGTGGCTGCAACGGCCGCAGCTGTTGAAAAGCAGGGCGCCGCCATGCGCGAGGCGGGCGCGGCTGCCGACGCCCTGGGCGTGGACGTGACGGATCTCGCCGGCTCAGAAGCGGCCCTGCAGACGACCTTCACGCGCGCCACAAAGACCGCGCAAGATCGCAAAGCCTCTATCGAGGGTATGGCCGAAGCCGACAGGCTTGCCGCGATCGAGGCGAAAGGACTGGCTGAACTCTACGCGCGCGGAGAAGCAGCCCTGCAAGCCGAAGTGGTCGCGCAACGCGAAGCTGCAAAGGCAGCGCGGGACTATGCGGCGGCCAAGGCTCAAGCGACAGCCGATGCCGAGGCGTGGCAGCGAGAGGCAGATGCCGTCGTCTCGTTGCGCATCGCCCAGGAGCAAGCCACCAAGAGGACGCAAGAGCAGGTCGCGGCGCTGCGAGAACTCGAGGCGCAGAACGCATTCGCGAAACAGGCGGCCGAGGCGCAGAAAATGGTCCAGGCCGCCGAGTACGTGCGTTTCTGGGAACGGGCCCTTGATGAGGCAGACCGGACGCAGCAGGATCTGGCGGCCAGCACGCAGCGCGTGAACGACGCGTTCAAGCAAATCAACGTGCGGCCGATCGAGGACATACAGCGAGAGATCGCCAGCACCAATGCGGCCATGGCCACCCTGGCTGCATCAGGCAAAATGACGGGCAGCTCCCTGGCCGTGGCCATGCAGCAGGCCGAGACGAAGGTGCAGAGCCTTGAGCGCGAGTTGCGCCAGGTGTCCGGAACCATGACCACGGCCGACAAGGCCGCCGGCCTGCTGAAGAACAGCATGGGCCAGATCACCGCAGGCAATCTGATTGCAGACGCCATTGGGTACTTGGTCAACAAGGTCAAGGAGATGGGGGCGGCAGCCATAACGGCCATTATCCAATTGGATCAGATGCGCCGTGGGTTAAATGCGATCTATAAAGATACTGGCACTACAGCATCCCAAATTATTTTCTTGAACAAGACAGCTCGTGACGCAGGCGTTGCAGTCGGGAGTTTGGGCGGGGAGTTCGTGCGTTTTTCGGCGTCTATGCAAAGCGCTAATATTCCGTTAGCGCAATCTAACGCATTGTTCGCAGCGGTTACTAAAGCCGCGGCCACATTGGGTCTTGATGCAGAGGCAACAGCGGGATCTTTAAACGCCCTGGGACAAATGGCGAGTAAAGGTGTCGTCTCAATGGAAGAGTTGCGACAACAACTCGGAGATCGCTTGCCGGGCGCCCTGGGTCTCGTTGCGAAGGGAATGGGACTCACGCAAGCCCAACTCATCGCTTTGGTTGAATCAGGAAAGCTGGCAACACGCGATTTTGTAGAGCCATTCACGCAGGCATTGAAAGGACTGCACGGGGAAAGCACAGGGATCATCCCCGCATGGAATGACCTCAAGAACATGCTAACCGCCTTAGCCCAAAGCTTGGGGGATGCGGGAGGAACGAACATACTGACAGCTGCTATCCGGACGCTTAGTCTTGTCCTTGGGCTGGCCAGCGTGGCTGTAGGCGGGCTCGTTGAAGTTTTCGGGGCGCTGTACCGCTCAGGGGGTGTACTTGCAGCAGCGGTCATTACATGGACTAACCCATGGACCGCACTGAAAGATATATGGTCTTCCGCTGATGATCGAGTTAAAGGCCTCGTGCAGTCTATGGCGAAGGCCGTCAGTGGCGGTGACTCGTTGGGGGATAGCGCAGCCAACGTAGCCGCAAAAATGGCGGCGGTGCAGTCTGCTGCTGAAGGTGCTACGGAGTCATTGAAATTACAAGCATTGACTGCGAGCCTCAATGCCGATGCCACGTTGAACCTAAGCGCCAAGCTTATTCAGTATCAAGTGGCCAGCCAAGCAGCCGTAAAAGCTCAAGAGAAACGCATCGATGACGCTGCCAAAATTGCTAAAGCGGTCAAAGATGAAGGAGATGCAGTTATACGCATTACCGAACTCATGGGGAGTGAGATTGAGACGACGCGTATTACAGCAGAAATGAAAGAGAAATATTCGCAAGCCATTGCAGTTGAGGCAAGAGAACGGGCTGAAGCCGTCAAAATATTGGAGCAGGAGATTGCAGTAATTGAACAGAACGCCAAAGCTCGCAACTTGGATGCGCAGGCAATTAAAGATCAAACCGATAAGCTCAAAGAGAAACTTAACACAGGCCGGGCAGAAGCTGAGCAAGCTAAGCAGTCCGCAGAAGTCGCTCGTGTGGAGGCGCTGCAGCGCCGCTTGACAACGGAGACTCTAGGGGATCAGTCCGTCAAGCTTGAAGCACTGAGGGCAGCGCAAGAAGCAGCCAATAAAGAGTACGCCCTGGCTTTAGTGTTAAAAGCGCGAGGCATGGCGACAGAGAAGAATGTCGCTGATGCGTTTGAAAAGCAGGCTATCGCAATTTACAAGGTGCGTGACGCAGAGAAAGATCGCAATGCCAATGCCGAGCTGGGTATATCGGCAATACGCACTGGTTATCAACTATCTCTCGCCCAATATGACCTCGATAAAGCGAAGCTGAATTTGGCGATCGATAAGGCAAGATCAGATGGAGATGAATATAAACTTAAGAAACTACTCATCGAGCAGAAAGAACTTGAGATAAAAATCACCAGGACGACAATGGATGCAGTCATCGCGGAAACCAAGGCGAAGATTGCAATGCTTCAGATTAAGAAAGAGGAAATTGGTCTGGATGATCCCTTGCGAGCGCAGAAAATTGCAGCTATCGATCTAAGTATCCAAGCGGCCGAAGCCGATATCCTTCGTGCTAAAGCGGCAGGTGAGGCAGTTACTGCGTTGGAGCGGGAGCTTAAGACGCTGAAAGAAGGAACTGGCTTGCGAAAAGGGCTGATAGGCGATTTGAGAGACGAGGCGCGGGCAAGAAGCGGAGTTGTTTTGGCCAGTAAAGATCATGCCGACGCCCTGGACAAGCTGGCCATGAAGTACATGCAATCCGCTGATTACAGCGAGCGGCAAATTTCGCTTCTGGAACGGGAGGCGGCTGCCGCCGAGAAAGCAGCCGAGGCCTATCGCAAGAAGTGGAACATCGACAAAGACGGCTTCACCCTGGATAGCAACGGACAGCGGATGCAGCAGTCGGCGCCTACCGAGCGATATGTCTATGACACAGCAAAAAGCCAAGGGTTGTCGGAAGCCGAAGCAGTCGCCTTGGTCGACCAATTCATGCGCAATGGCAACCCCACAGGTATGGACTCCGGAACGCTTGGCGGGAGTAAAGACTGGTTTACCAACGTCAACGACGCAATCAACCAGCGGGTCTTGGAGAACGCAAGAACCCGGGTGCGCAACGGGAGTAGTGGGGAGGGGACCGCGTCGCCGGCGGGCAGCAACAAGACTGTGACTATCAACCTTGGAGGTCGGCAGCGGCAAGTCAACGTATCCAGTGCTGCGGACGTGGACACGCTGACGGCCATCTTCCGCGAACTCGAAGCATCTGGAGGAACGGCATCGTGATCACCCTTTCTGACGGCATGAACACCCTGAACCTCAACCCGGACCTACGCTGGTCCGACGAGGACAACTGGCATCCGGTCCAGCAGAGCGTGCAACGGACCATCACCGGCGCCCTCGACATTCAAGCAGCAGCAATGGACAAGGGACGGCCCATCACCCTCGAGCCCGAGGATGACAGCAGTGCGTGGATGTCATCAGGCATCGTTGTGCAATTGCGAAATTGGGCCGCAGTGCCGGGGCAGCAGCTCATTCTTACACTGCGAAACGAAACACGGAACGTGGTCTTTAGGCATCAGGATGGCGGCCTCGAAGCGCGTCCTGTAGTGCACTACCGCGATCGCACTCCAACGGATTGGTATCTGTGTGTGGTCCGTCTGATGGAGATTTAGCAATGGCGATCAAAGACGGCGATATAGGCCTGTACGCGTCCAAGGTGATGGACGACGTGCCAGAAGGAGGCGGTGGCCCAACAGGCAACCTTATCCCCTGGGGCAAGAGCAACGGCATTTTCAGCGACATCACCGAAGTGGACCGCGCTGGCGGCGACGTGAGCATCCGCCAACTGTTCGCCGCTGTGCGTACGCCGGATACCGAGCCGCTCATGGATGCCAACGTCATCCTGTCGGCCATGCCGAACGACCCCAATGTCAGTGTGACGCTGGCGTCTTGCGGCTTCTTCGCGCGGCGCACGGACATCGCGGCGGCCATTGCGGCGTACCTGATCCCGGGCACGGAGTGGAGCGGCTTCCTGCTCGAGAACCATGTGCAGGGCCAGGCCTCGATCAAGATTTTTCACCGTCCGGGCACGCCGGGCCCGGCCATCGGGCGCACCCTTGCGCTGGTGCTCAATGAGGGCCTGCCGACCCAGGTGCAGCAGTACGTGCGCGTGCTCCGCGTCGAGACCGAGACACAGACCTTCACGTACTCGTCGAGCGGCGGCTACATCGACTACCAAGCCAGCGTCTCCAGTTGCGAGATCACGCCCCGCCTGGCTGCGGCATTCCCCGGCTCCCCGCCCAATCGTGGGTTCGCTGGCGACTCCAGCAAGACCAAGATCCGCGACACCACTGTGGCCGACGCCGCCACCTACTACGGTGCCCAGCCGTTGACGGCCGTCGTGGGTCTGGGCGAGAGCGTGCTGCGCGTGGACAGCATCTACACCCAACTGGTGCCCAGCTCGCGCACCGAGACGGCCTCGCTGGACCAGCGCCCGGCCGGCGTGCGTCAGCTCACCCTCGCCACGGCGCCGCGCGAGATCCGCGTGGCCGCATCCCCGCACACGCGGCGCATCAAGGTGGGCCAGGAGAATCGGGGCTTTGCATGGGTCAACATCCTGCGCCCGTTCCCTGCACCCAACAGCCTGGCCATCTCGTTCGCGGTGATGGGTGTCTGGTATGTGGCCGCCGACAACGGCGTGGGCGAGATCTCCGGCGGCGGCGCGGTGGGCACGGTCAACTATGCCAATGGCTCAGTGTCCGTCACGCTCCCGGCCCTCCCGGACGTGGGCAGCTCGATCATTTTCCAGTGGGGCGAGGCCTCTGCCTTCGTGAATCGGTCGGGTGCCACGGGCTGGCGCGCGCCCGAGCACACGCTGCGTCTGGACCACCAGGGCATCAAGCCCGGCACCCTGGTCATCAAGTGGACCTCGGGCGGTGTGCTGCGCACGGCCACGGGCAATGCCGCCGGGCAGCTGCAGGGCGATGCCACGGGCGAGGTCAACCATGCCTCGGGCGCGCTGCGCTTGCGCCCCAAATTCATGATCGACGCAGGCGGACAGTTCGCCATCGACTACGAGTACGCCGCCATCGTCGAGAAAAGCGTGTCCGTCACCCCTGATGCCGGCGGCTTTGCCACCATCACCCTGGACACCGTGCCCGCCGCTGGCTCGGTGTCCGTGGGCTGGATCACGGTGCGCAATCTCTCGGCCAGCTCGGGCGCCAGTTCCAGTGGCACGGCCGCGACCAAAGAATCCAGCGGCACGGTCAGCTACATGCCCCTGCCCGGCGGCGTGAACCCGCCGGCCACCACCACGCGCGTGCCCCTGAGCGGCGGCGATATCTACGTGCCCTACATGGCACAAGCTGGCACGCGGGTACTCACGGGGGAGACCGTCTATATCGCTGTCACGGCTGCTTATGGCTCCGATGGCTATTACTACCCCGTGCCCGATGTGGCGGGCGTCACCTGGTCGGAGTCGGAGATCACCGCCGGCGCCAAGGATATCAACGGCACCCGGTACAAGCGCTGGGGCAACGGGAGCGCAGCATGAGCGATGCAGCAGCAGTCATCACCGTGCGCACTGAGACCAGTGCCAGCACATCGTCCAGCCACAGCAAGACCAGCTACCAGACAAGCAAGACGCAGGACACTGTGCGCCACCAGCTCACCGATGACGGCCAGGGGTCGTTCGGGCCGGACGGCACCATCAACTACGCGGGCAAGACGCTCAACGTGCGCCTGCTGCGGCTTGACAGCCGGACCGAGGGCTACAACAGCGACTACGAGGACGCCAAGACCTTCGAGACCACGTCGATGTCGGGAGGTGGCAGCGACCCGGGCTCCAACAACTCCAGCGCTAAGGGCGGCGCGCGCAGCGACACCAGCGTCAGCGAGGAGCTGCTGGCGGCCAGCACCGTCACGGTGAGCTATGTCGAGGGCTTTGCCGGCGCCCAGCAGCACACAATGAGCTACACGCCCGAACCGATGACGCTGGACCTGTGCCCCTACACCAGCGACTACATCGTGCCGGGCAGCGTGCGTTTTCGCTGGATGGGCCATGTCTACGAGGACTACGACGGCGTGCTGGTGCGCGACCGCACGGCCTCGGCGGCGGGGACTGTGGCCGGCGCGCTGGACTACTCCAGCGGCGTGGCGCGCATCTACGACTACGTGGTCGACGGCCAGCCCACCGACCTTGCGGTCGAGAGCCTGTGGACTGTGCGGCAAAACTGGACCACTGCAAGCATATTCATGCGGACGGCTGCAGCGCCTGTCAAGCCTTCGGGGTTCGTGCTCAACCTGTCCGACGCCACAGGCGAGCAGATCACGGCCTCGGCCGGTGTGGACGGCGTGATCTCGGGCACCCACCTGCGCGGACGCATCGACTACCAGAGCGGGGTCGTGGAGCTGCAGTTCGGCGACTACGTGCTGGACTCCTCGCTGACTGCGGCCCAGAAGGCCGAGTGGTGGTATTCGGCCGACGATGTGGGGGCCGTGCAGCCGGACCGGATCTGGCGCCCCTGGCCCGTGGACCCGACCACACTGCGCTACAACAGCGTCAGCTATTTCTATTTGCCGCTGGACGCGGACATCATCGGCCTGGACCCCGTGCGGCTGCCCCAGGATGGCCGCGTGCCCATCTACCGGGTCGGCAGCTATGTCGTTGTCAGTCACAGCGCGTCGGTGGGTCCGGCCCAGCTCAGTGCAGGCCAGACCATCAACTGCGGTCGCACGCGTCTGTCGCGGGTCTACCTGATCGGCGCCGATGGCCAGCTCATCCAGGAGGGCTGGACGCCCAACCTCGACGCCGGCACCGTGGCGATCCAGGACACCACGGGTTGGGCCCAGCCGGTGCGCGTGGAGCACCGCATCGAAGAGATGGCCCGCGTGTCGGACGTACAGATCAGCGGCATGCTGACCCTGACCAAGGCGCTGAGCCACGAATTCCCCGCAGGCTCCATCGTCAGCTCGGCCCTGATCACCGCGGCGCCCGGTCTGCGCGCCCGTGTCAGCCACCTATTCGACCAGAACACATGGGGCAACAGGTGGCAGGACACCGTCGACGGTCAGGAGGCCTTGGCCAGCTACAACGACACCATCTCGCCCATCGTGGTCACGAATACGGGTGCAGTGACAGAGCGCTGGATGCTGCGCATCCTGGGCAACAGCTCGACCTTCGAGTGCATCGGCCAGTACGTGGGCAACCTGGGTGTGGGCTCCCTCAACGCGGACTACGCGCCCATCAACCCCAACACCAATGCCCCGTATTTCGTACTGCCGGCTCTGGGCTGGGGCATGGGCTGGGCCGCCGGCAACGTGCTGCGCATCAACACAGTGGGCGCCATGCAACCGCTGGCCGCTATCCGCGCGGTACAGCCCAGCGAGGCCGCGGGCACCGACTACCACTTCGAGCTGCTCACGCGCGGCGACATCGACCGCCCGCCGTCCAACCCCTGAGAGATGAACCATGATCTACACGTTTGATTCCACACAGTCCGGAGCGCCGGTGCTCAGCGGTACCGCTGGCGCGCTGGCTGCGCTACTCAAGACCTGCCTGGTCGATGGCTTTGGCGCGGGCACGGTCTCGTCTCTCGTCGTCACAAGCGGTGCGGCAAAGCTCACCTACCCGGGCACGCATCCATTCAAGGTGGGCTCTGTGGCGCGCATTGCGGGGGCCACGCCTGCAGGCCTCAATGGTGACCAGTTGGTGACCGAGACCACGGGCAACACGGCATCTTTCACCGCGCCGAACGTGGCGGATGGGCCGGCCTCCGGCACGATCACCAGCCGGGCGGCGCCGGCCGGCTGGCAGGAGCTGTTCCCCGGCCTGTCCAACGTGCTGCTGCTCAAGCCCACGGCGGTCGAGGCGTCCGGGTGCGTTCTGCGCCTGGACGACACGTCCGCGACTGTGGCCCGGGTGGTGGGCTTTGAGACCGCCACATCCAACACCACGGGCGTGGGCGCATTCCCGACCGAGGCGCAGTATGCCGGGGGCATGTACTGGCCCAAGAGTGATGCAACCGGCGGTGCTGCACGTGCCTGGCGCCTGGTGGCCGACGCGCAGGCGCTGCACTTGTGGTTGGCGCCACAGGCGGCGAACCAGCAGCACGGCGTGCTGTTTTCCTTCGGTGATCTCGTTGCAGACAAGAGTGGTGACGCCTATGCCTGCCTGCTGACTGGTGGAGGTGCCGGGGCAACCACTACGACCAGCGCAGTGCCTGGCTGCCTGGGCTACGCGCATGCGACATCCGCCAGTGCGGACTGTTACGTGCCCCGGGCAACCACGGGGTTAGGCAGTGCTCAGCTCGCCAAGAAAGTGGCAGCCTATAACACCGCAGCGGGCTATGCCGGCACCACGGCTTACAACGGCAACGCGCTGCCCTATCCCAATCCGGCAGACAACAGCCTTCGCTTGGCGCCCGTCGATGTCCTTGTCGGCACCAGCGGCATGCGGGGACGCATCGCGGGCGTGCATCACTCGCCCCAGATCCTGGGTGATGCCTTCTCCACCGGCGACATGGTTGTCGGCACAGGGGTCTACGCTGACCGCCGCATGCTGGTGTTGCGCGTTGGGGCCCCCGGCGCGGCGTTGGGCAATGCGGGCGCCGCATTTATCGACATCACCGGCCCCTGGAGGCTCTGATGGCCACCGCGCGGTACTGGCGAGCGATCGCCATCTCCACCTACGCCGCAGCCCACCTGGAGCTGAGCGCCTGGCACCTATACGGCGCGGCCGACCAGCGTGTGGACTCCGCTGCGGCCCTGACATGCACCGTTCCCACGCTGGCCGGAGATGTCTCCAGTCTGCAGGACGCGGACGTCGGCACGTCTGTCGTGTTCGACGCACGCTCGCCAGGGTTCGCTCTTGTCTGGGACTTTGGTTCGGGCTCGCCTGGTTCTGTGCAATCCGTGCGTTTCGGATCGGCAGACACCCAGGGCTCGTTTCTGTCGGAGTTCACGCTCCAGTATTCCGAGGACGGCATTTCCTGGACCTGGCTATCGACGACGGGGCGCCACCCATGGCCCGGTCCTCGCGCCATGGGAGAGGTCACACAGGTCGTTTCGGGCGACGAGCATTTCGACAAGGTGTCGCTGTTGCTGCAAGTGGATGGCGAAAACGGCTCACTGGATTTTCGGGATAAATCCGTACCCGAAAAACCTTTAACTGTTTCGGGGGATCTTGTCGTCAGCAATGCCGTCACATTTTCGGGTCTGAATTCGATTAGATATGGCGGTGTCGGCGGGTCTGTTGTATTAAATAAAGCGGAAGACTTTGATTTTGCCGATCTAGACTTTACGATCGAGCTTTGGGCTCAAGTCGAGAATTACCGGAATAATACGTTACTAGGAAACACGGGTGAAAGCAACGCCAATGGATTCCTGCTGCAGTTTACAGATGTCGGATTTTTGCGCTTCTACGTATCTAGCAATAATTCAATGGCTCTTGACGTAATAGGGAATGCGTATTACGGGCTGTTCGCAAAGACCCACGTTGCGGTGTCTCGATCCGGCGGCAGGGTTAGGTTGTTTCTGGGTGGTGTGAAGTGCGCGGACGTACCATTTTCGGGGGCGATTCCCACTGCCTCGGGAGATTTGAATATTGGGGGGAATTTAAATTTCTCTGGCTGGCGTTTCGTGAATGGAAATTTGGGCGAAGTTCGGATAACAAAAGGGGTGGCGCGATATACCGATTCATTCACGCCACCTACAGATCCGCTGCCCACCGGCTCAGGAGGCGGCAACTTTGATCCGACCCCACTGATTACTCGTCGGCGAACCCTGCAGTATTTCGTTGTTCAATCGTCTACAGGGGAATCATCGGTCGAAACCATCCCGGCAAATGGCACTTTCCCATTCATGGATGCAGAGTTTGGCGGCAGCGGTCGAATCTTTGGCACGACAAAAATAAAAGGCACTGTGAGTAACAGCCCCGCCAAATCCCGCGTCGTGCTGTTACGTCAGCGCGACAGACTGCTTGTGAGGCAGACATGGTCGGACCCCGATACAGGTGCATGGGCGTTTGAGGGATTGGATATGCGTCAGCAGTACATAGCCCTTGCCGAAGATGCCGGAGGCAACTTCCAGGCAGTGGCAGCGCAGCGATTGGAGGCAGTATGACGGCGGGCGTATGGGAGATCGCTCCCGCCACGGCGTTGGCCCAACTGCAGGCCACGGCTGCGCGCTCGGACGTGGGCACGGGCAACGCCCGCGTGCGCATCTACCTTGATATGCCGGCCGACTTCCTTGGCAGCCGAGGGGTGCAGCAGGCCGAGGTCGTGCTAGCCAGGCCCAGCGCCACGGTGGTCAACGGCACCCTGGTGCTGCACGTCCGCGATGCGGCCGGCGCAATGGTGATGGCCACGGGCATCCCACGCTGGGCGGACTGGCATGCAGCCGATGGCGCGCTGCTGGCTGGCGGCGAGGTATCGGACGCCGACCACGCTGGCCCCTGGCGCATCGCTGGCGGCGAGACACCCGAGGGTGAGACCAGCCCTATGTTGTATGCCGGTGGACTGGTTCTGCTGGGCGAGACCAGCCTGAGCTGACCTATGGCACAGATCGACCTCGTCTTCGGCCCGCAGCTCAACGGGCCCGGTTCGCCCGTCGAACTGGTGTTCGGCGACGATGGCGGCCAGCAGCAGGTCGTGGAGCTGCGCGCCGCCGGCCGCATCACGGGTTTGCGGGGCCGCGTTGTCGTGCACACCGTGGCGCTGGCCTCGGCCAGGGGCACGATCACCGGGCTGCGGGGCGCTGTGCCGGTCAAGTCCGACATCAACGTAGCGCGGCCCCTCGCCGCGCGCACGCCCACGACATACGAGGAGGCCGTGCCTGCCAAGGCCTCGACACGCAGCGTGTACGAGCAGGCCGGCCGGGCTGGTGGCGCAGTGCGTGAGCGTGGCGGCCAGGGCGTGCCGGCACGGGCCAGCACGCAGCAGCACTGGCAGGAGTCGCTGCGCATGCGTGCCGCGTTGCAGGCCCGCATGCAGGAGGGCCAGCGGCGAGGGCGCGGCACGGCCCAGGCATGGCAGGAATCCATCCGCCGGCGGACGGCAGCAGCCACGCTCATGCAGGACGCGCAGCGGCGTGGGCGAAGCACGGCCCAGGCTTGGCAGGAGTCCATCCGCCTGCGTGGCCGCGCCGGCCTGGCCTTTGGCGCAGCACTCGCACGGGGCGCGGCCGTGGCGTCATCCCTGACCGATGGCTTGGCAGTGCGCCAACCCTGGCGCGCCCGATACGAGGAGGCCATGCGCCCCGGGCCGGGCCGCACGCATGCCGTGGTCCCGCCGGTCGAGCCGCCGTGCTACGTGCCGGGCCTGCCCACGCACCTGGTGTTCAGAGACCCGTGGTCCGCGTCTGCGGATCTTCTGTTTGTGTGCTGCAAGGACGGTCCCGGGCCAGAGCCTGGTGAGACGGTCGTTGTACCGGTAAAGGAGGTCTACTTGACAATCAACAGCGCATTTCTCATTCGCTTGGACAGCGGGCGAATCATCCCTGCAGCGAGTTTGAGCATGTCTTTGGACGTGGACTCCTGGACGTGGCAGTTTTCAGCTTCTGTCCCTGGACAAGCCCTGACGGATGTCCAGCCAAATAGCGACGGTGATCCAGTCGTCGTACAGGCGACCATCAACGGCACGCCCTTCAATTTTGTTCTGGAACGCATTGCGCGAGACCGCACGTTTGGGTCTTCCCAACTGCGGGTTTCCGGCCGTGGGCTGAGTGCGGAACTGGATGCACCGTATGCCCCTGAAATGTCGTTCGGCAACGAGTTTCCTCGTACAGCTCAGCAGCTCGTGGAAGACATCTTGACCCTGAATGGCGTGCCCATCGGATGGTCTGTTGCTGCCTGGAATTTGACAGACTGGCTCGTGCCCGCAGGAGTGTTCAACCACAGTGGTTCCTACATATCGGCGGTCAACGCCGTGGTTGGCGCCGCCGGCGCATACGTCCAGCCTCACAACACAGACCGGTCGCTGCTCATGCACCTGCGATATCCCGCGCCCGCCTGGGCGTGGGATTCTGTTACCCCGAACTTCGAGTTGCCTGCGGCTGTGACCTCGCAGGAGAGCTTCGAGTGGACGGAGAAACCTCGCTACAACCGGGCATTCGTCATTGGTCAGGAGCACGGAGTGCATGGCCGATACACACGATCGGGCACGGCAGGAGATCTACCTGCGCCGACCGTGGTGGACCCGCTGATCACCCACGCAGACGCGGTGCGCCAACGAGGCCGCGCGATCCTTTCTGCCACGGGCCGCATTGCAACTGTGGCGCTGCGGCTGCCTGTACTCGACGAGACTGGAATCATCAAGCCCGGCAACTTCGTGCGGTATGTCGAAGGTGGCAACACCCATATCGGCTTGTCGCGCGGCGTGTCGGTCGACGTGTCCATGCCGACGATCTATCAAACCCTGACCCTGGAGACACACGTTGAACCTGTTTAAGCGTTTTGAGCGCCTGCTGCCGCGCGCGCCGCGGCGGGTCGGCACGGTCCTGGCTGTCGACGGCACGACTGTCCGGGTTGAAGAAGTGGGCGGAAACATCACTCAAGTCGTGGGCGAAGCCACGGTAGGCCAGCAGGTCTACATCCGCAACTCGGCGATCGAAGGGCCGGCGCCGAACTTACCCCTGGAGGACGTTGAAGAATGAAACTCACACCTGAAATCGTCTCGGCATGCACGGGCGCCACGCTGTTGCGCGCGACCCAATGGACCTCTGCAATCACCGAAGCCTGCGCGCGTTATGGCATCGACTCGCCAGCTCGCGCAGCAGCTTTCCTGGCCCAGGTGGGGCACGAATCTGGCCGCCTGGTCTATGTGCGCGAGATCTGGGGTCCTACTGCGGCACAGCTGCGGTACGAGGGCCGCCGTGACCTGGGGAACATCGAGCCCGGCGACGGCAAGCGGTACATGGGCCGAGGGCTCATCCAGGTCACCGGTCGGGACAACTACAAGGCGGCGACTCGGGCCTTGCGTGCCGTCGAGCCTCGAGCACCAGACTTCGAGCACGACCCCGCGGCGCTTGAACAGCCTGCATGGGCAGCCTTGTCCGCAGCCTGGTTCTGGCACAGCCGAGGCTTGAACACCCTTGCCGACCGCGGCGATTTCTTGGGCATCACCAAGAAGATCAACGGCGGCACGAACGGCTTGGATGACCGCTTAGCGTTGTGGGCGGCTGCCAAGAAGGTGCTGGTGTGATTGCCGCCCTCGCTCGGTATTGGCACTGGGTGGTGATTGGCCTGCTGGTGCTGCTCGCCCAGCAACTGCACCTGCGCAACCTGGGCCTGCAACGCAACCTGGCCGACGCAGGCCGGCAGGCGGCGGAGCTGACCGCCTCACGGGAGTCGGCTGCACGGGCCCACGAGACCCAACTGGCAAAACGTGAACAGCAGCACGCTGCTGATCAACAAACGAAGGAAGAGAATTATGCGAAAGACAAAGAGTCTCTGGGCCGCCAGCTTGTTGCTGAACAGCGCACTGCTGGCCGGCTGCGCGACCAACTTGCCTACGCAACTGCCCGTGGTCGCTCGGGAGATCCAACTGACGCCGTTGCCTGCCAGCGTACGTTCGATCGGCTTGAAGCCCTCGGCGGACTGGCAGGCGAGGGTGTCGAACTACTTGTCGAGGGTCGAGGACTTCTCCAGCAGCGGGACCTCGACGTGCAACGCCTGCTCGACCAAGTGACCTTGGACCGGCAGGCGTGCGAGGGAGAGGTTCAGGCCTCCGAGTGATAGATCGGGAGAGAGTACCTCCCCGCGGCGTGCAGCAGGTGGTCGTTTTGTCCGACGAGAATCAGGGCGTCTGCGGCCAGCACCAGGCGCCAGTGGTTCTGCAGCTCTCCCGCGTTGTCGCCGACCAAGGGGCAAACCGGAATGGTTTCGACAGGCAGGGCAGTCACCGGCGGCCTCCGCGTCCCGTTGGTGATAAACGCGGTCGGGTCGATGCCAGAGAACAGCGACGCATCGGTCAGGTGTGCCTCCGTGACGGGGCCGTAGAGGATGGTCTTCACGATGCAGGTCCTTTCTGCTGCGCCTGGGCGCGCTCATCTTCATCGAGCAGGCATGCACCGTCGATGGCCTCTGCCACGGCGGCCTCCAGCGTTTCGCACCTGCCGTCATCACCCCACCAGCCGTCGTAGCAGCGCCCGCCGCTCGGTGCCGCGACGATGATGTACCAGCGGTCGGAATCCTCCTCGCGCTCGACTTGGAAGTAGTGGCCATCCTTGGCGTAGCCGGCGATACCGCGCTCGCTGCGCTCCACTTCGGCCAGCACCTGGGCGACCTTATTTTGCAGTGCTGTCTGCATGTCAGCTCTCCTTGTGCGCCTGGGCGCGCTGCTTTCGTTCCCATGCCTTGATTTCGCCGGCCGTCATGAACGAGTAGCTGTCGCAGCCGCAGGTCGGGCACGCGATGCAGGTGCAGCTCACGCCGCCGATGGTGCCGGGCACCTTGTTCAGGTCGGTCTCGTAGCCGCGCCAGCTGCAGCGCGTGCGACCGCAGCGGATTGGCGCTGTGCCGAAAGGTGGGTGCTCTTTCATGTGCTCTCCTTGTGCCCAGTGGGGCGCGCGATTACGAGGTGCACTCGCATGGCAGTGCCTCCTGTAGTACGTTGATGCGGATGATCTTGTTTGCATGAGCCCAGAACCGTTGGTGCGGGATGTGCTCAGTTGCCGGGATGCCGTTCGCCTGCATTGCGGCAAACTTCGCGGCCATGTCCTCCAGGTAGACCGGTTTGTCGCCGTCCCAGTGGATCGCGTGGCCTATCTCGTCCTCGGCCCATTGGGCTTTGAGCCAGATGTCAGGGCGCGTGCAGTAGACGATGTACCAGTGCTGCCAGCCGGCCTTGAGGCAGCCGATGCAGTTGCCGTGCTTGAAGACGCCGTATGTGCACGGGCGCGGGATGCCCAGGGCCTCCGTGCTGTCGTGCTTACGGTCGTTCCAGAGGCGCGGATAGTCGGTCTTCCAGCCCAGGGCGCCCATGATCCCGGTGCGCCGCTGGATGCGCCCGGGTTCCGTGGCGTCGAAGCCGTAGTAGATGACGCTCTCGCCCTGGGATGCATTGACCGCCAACCACTCCATGAACGGCTCGGTCTTGAGCCGTGCGGTGCACAGCTCTGAACCACTGCCGACCTTGAACGCCTGGGCCTCCACGCACACGTCGAACTGGTCCTGCCTGGCGTTGCGCCGGCTGGCGAAGGTCAATGGCACGCCCAGGTGCTCGGCCACGTCGCGCTTGAAGCGCTTGATGTCGGCATGCTCGACGCTGAAGTGCATGTCGTGGTTGAGCAGCACCAGGTTGCGCGTGCCGAAGCGGTGGGCCACGTCGAGCGCGACCAAGGCCGAGCTGTGCCCACCCGAGTAGCAGACGATGTGCTGCATCACGCCCCCTTGGCTGCTGCCTGGGCTGCGGCCTCGGCGGCAGGTTTGGAGCGCCAGTAGCGTGGTGCCCCATCTTTCCTGACCATGGTTTCCGTGCAGCGGAAAAAGCGGCTGTTGTGGCGCACCAGCATCCAGATCTCTTTGCCGCGCATGTAGTGCACCTCTGCCCTCCATGGGCCTGTCGAAAGGGTCGTGCTCATGCTGCACCGCCTTCCTTGGCCTGGGCTGCGGATCGGGGCCGCGAGATCCCGGCATGCTCAAGACCCTTCCGGTGGTTGGGATGCGCCTTGCAGCGCGCGCAGTTGTAGGGGTCGGTGCAGACGTCCAGCGGTTCAGGCGGCCAGGCGCATGGAGCATTGCCACGGCGCGACCCCTTTGCCGCGCCACACTCTGCGCAAATCTCGCCTCCATAGCTTGCGTTTTCGCGCCAGTCGTGGGCCTTGGCATCCACTGCAGGCGCAGCAGGTGCTGCCCCGATGGCAGCCAGCAGGCCCTGGCGGCATGCCTTGCGCACAGTGTTGGTGTGCAAGGCCACGGGACGGCCGAAGCGGTCTGCTTTTTCGACAGTGCGGCGCTGCGCGGTCAGGTATGCATCGACCATCGCATCGGTGATCGTGCCCACGGGCGCAGCAGGTGCCTGGGGCGCAGCAGGTGCCTGGGGCGCAGCAGGTGCCTGGGGCGCAGCAGGTGCCTGGGGCGCAGCAGGTGCCTGGGGCGCAGCAGGTGCCTGGGGCGCTGCTGCCAGCGGACCATGGATCAGCTCCCACAGCGTGCGGCGCTTGCGTTCCTCGTCGGCAAACTGCTCTGCCGTCATGGCTTCGCGCTGGCCTTCTTGCTCATGGTGCCGTTGGGCCGCGTCAATGACGTAGCGCTCTGGCACGCCAACGCCGAAGCGGCAGCTACCAACGAGCGCGGGCTTCGTCAGCAGGGCTGCAGGCGCTTCCAGGGCGGGCGCTGCCTGGGCGGTGGGCGCGGCAGCCATAGAGTGGAATGCAAAGGCGCCATCAAGGAACGCTCCCGCAAACTTGCGTGCCATGTTCTGGCACTCGACCTCTCGGCCGACATAGAGCTGCTGCGCGCCGTGTCCTGCAACGACCGCGTGGCTCCAAAGCATGCTTGCGTGAGATGGCACGACTTTGTAACGCGCGAGCGCCATGGCATCCATTTGCTCATGCGGGTACTCGCCCTGGGGCGCCACAGCTGCAGGAGCTGCCCCGGGGATATTGTTCGAGGTCGTGTTCATGCCTGCACTCCCAACACCTTGCGGATGTCGGAGACCAGCCACTGCAGGCGGCCGGCGACGCGGCGCGGCGCGATGGGACCGCTGTTTTTGCAGGCCCAGATCCGCAGCGTCTGGGGCGAACGGTCCAGGTAGTGGGCTGCCGTGGCCGTGTCCACAGTAGGCACGGCCAGGGTTTCGAGGGCAGGCGGCTGTTGGCCGAAGCGGTTCATGCGATATCTCCGATCAATGGGACGACCCGATGCCGTCCACATGTCGGAATGTTATCGCATTTGCCTAAATTGCGATACGTTGATTTCGCAAAATGCTAAACAACCTGCAGCCGCTGGCCTATCTTCGGTGCAACGAACGGCACGCCAGCTTGGGCAAGAACCCAGGCCTCGATCTTCTCGTGGTGCATGCGCAGCAGGTCCAGAGGGCGCACCGTGTAGTGCTTCTCCGCCGTGGCGCTGGGCTTGTGCCCCATGATCTGGGCCACGACACCAGCAGGCATCTCCAGCCACTCGGTCAGGCTCTTGAACGAGCGCCTCAGTCCGTGCAGGGTGACGGCCGGCACCCCCGCAACATGGCAGGCCTTGTCGTGCGCATGATTGGGGCTGTAGAGGCACGACCCGTCCGCACTGGTGAAGACCCACTCACTGCGCCGCGACAGGCCGTCGATCAGCGATCGAACATAGGGCGTCAGCGGGATGATGCGGTCACCCTCCACTTTGTCCCGGATGCTCAGACCTGCCCAAGCCCAGTCAATGTCCGCCCACCGGATAGTCCGAACTTCACCCGGGCGCGCGCCTGTCAGCAGCAGCACCTGCAGGTACGCCGACATGGCCGGGTTGTTCATGGTGAGCACTGCGCGGAACCAGGGGGCGAGCTGCTCGCGCAGCAGCGCATCGCTCTTGGTTCGCGCCTTCCCTAAGGTCTCGCGCACACGCTTTGTCTTCACGACCGCAGCGCCACGGGGTGCGAGGCCGGCATAGGCTGGCTGGTCTTCGCACCAGTTGATAAATGCGCTGATCATCCGCGCACCGAGGCGCCCTTGGGTCGGGCCTGTCTTGGCTTGCTCGGCGGCCCAGGCCTCGATCGTTGCGGGGGTCAGGTCTGTCAAAGGTAGCGCCATCAACGGATAGAGGATGCCCGGTACTGTCTCGCCTCGCCCCCTGGTTCCCCGGGTCGCTTTCTTGCCGCCCGGCCTCGCCAGCTTCTCGTGGTCTGCATAGTGCCGCTCGCCCCATTGGCTTTTTCGGTCTGCGAGATACGCTGACCACGCTTCTTGCACAGTGGCGTCGTGCGTCGGTTCGGGCGGGGCGGCCGGCGTGTTCAGGCTCTCGCCTGCGTCCAGGGTGCCGTGAGCGCGCCGTGCCGCTGCACGGGCCTCGTCGACAGTTAGCACGCGCACATCGCCCAGGGTCTTGCGCACGGTCTTCTGCCCCACCTTGCGCTCGAAGACGAAAGACTTGGCCCCGTGGGCGGACACGCGCACGCGCAGGCCGGGGACCAGGGCGTCGCGCAGGAATGCCTGGTCTTTGCCTTCTGGGCACACGAGGCGCTCGATCACGCTGGGGGTGATGTTGATGGGTGTGGACAAGTCCACCGGTTGATTTTTGGAGGGGCGAGCCATGCCGAGAGTCTACCCGCCGTAGCCGTGCCGTAGCCGGGTGCATCAATTTTTCAGCATTTATCGGAATTCGGTTTTGTGGAAGTTGTGTTGTATGTTGTTGATTTACATGGAAAATTCAACAATCAGAAATACTGCTGAATGCTGTTTTTGCGGACTTTTAATCCGTTGGTCGCGAGTTCGAATCTCGCAGGACCCACCAACAAACACGCGGAAGCCGCGCTATCGTAAAGGTAGCGCGGCTTTTGTTTTATTCCTACTTTGGGAATAGAGGTCAGCCCAGGGACTGCCGTTTGGAGACCTTCGAGCGGTCGTAGACGCGGGTCGTGGTGGCCGAGCTGGCGTGAAGCTCGGGCAGGGCGCCCATGTGGACCGCGCACGCTCGGGCGCCATCGCCGCGCTCAAGCGCATGAAGGGGCTGAAGGTGGTTGCAGCGGGGAAAGGGTGATGTATATGCGTACCTACAACGCAGGCGCAATTAAACCGCCTTCCTCCCATCGGCAACGTCCCCAGGCGGTGAGCCTGGCAAGACATGGAAGCGATGGGGGAACGCGCCCAAAGAAAAAGCCCGCTAGGTTCGCCAGCGGGCTTTGTCATTTGGGTCAGGTGCAGAAATTAAGCGTTGCGATTGCGCCTTGAGATTGCCAAACCGGCCCCGCCTAACAGAGCTGATAGAACGAGCAAGCCGAGGGCAGACATTGACGGCACCGGTGTTGCTGCGGTCGCTGGAGGTGTGACGGCTGCCCAAGTCCATGCCGCGCCGCTCGCATTCGAGGCACCGATATCCCCAGGGCCCAAAACGCACGAGTCAGCTGCTCCCGCAGGGGTCGTTCCAACCCCTGTGCAGTTGAGAGTATTCGTTGCGAAGACACTGTTTCCAATCTGAATAAGGGCCACCTTGTCGCCAACTGCATGTGGCGACGTTCCCGTCTGCCAGAGTTCGAGTAAGAGGGCGGAACTTGTAATAGAGCCGGTAGCAGATGTTGAGACGATTGCTTGGAAGATCCTCACGTTGGGGTCGGTGCTCGCAAACGTGTTGATCCCATCGTTGAAGCTGAATGATGTGATTTGCGCTGCGATGTTTGCGTTCGAAAGGTTGGCTGCAAGTGGCGCCGAAGTAGTGAACGAGCCAGAGGGGGTCATGGCCAGGGTGTAGTTCTGGCACGGACCACCGCTACACACGGTGAAGTCCGTTTTTGCAGTGTAGGGTCCAGTGGTTGCCGCGCTGTAGGTAGCTGCGTGAACGGCCCCGATGGCTGCGAGGCACATAGCAGCTGCCGCTGCGGACTTCTTGAGTGCTGACTTCATGGCGCCCTAGGAATGTTAAGAATTGTTGCGGACGCCGGATTCTGATAGCTGGAATCTTCGACTATCGATGAATTTTATTAATAGTCATTTATGTGCAACTGGGTGTTTGTGCTATTGAGTTTTCGTTTGTTATGTGCTAATTGATTGCTCGTGCAAAAGCACTCGAAATGTAGATTCCAAGGGCGTCGGTGAGCAAGAGATGGAAACACAGTCAAAAGAAATAGCCCGATAGGTTCGCCAGCGGACTTTTTATCTGTGCCAAGTGGTCGGGCCGCTCGCCAGCCTTAGAAAACTTTGCCTCCTGACATCATCTTCAGGCGCAGGGTTATCCATCTTGAAGGTGGACATGCACTGACTGCAGGTTACTTCCTTCTTTTGGAGAAGGTCGATCAGCGATAGTCTGATGATGCGATTGCAAATCGGGCATGGGAATCCCGGGACTTCCGACATACCTTTTTCCATGCTCCGGCCTCCTGACGATGGTGGTTGATGAGCATCCATCGTAAGCTAAAAGGGCGTTTTCCTCCCTCGAACCTTAGGCGGCCCACAGTCGAACTCATCAAACTAGATTCAAGCGCCGATTGCTCACGTAGTCGGGGCTTTTTCGTTTGCGCCCGAACCAACCGGGACGCGCGCTGTGGGAAGGGTGCGCACGAGATCTCCTCCGTGGGCTGCTACGATGCTCGTTGCGAGGCGAACGGCATATCCCCCAGCGGCATTGCGCCGTAAGTCCGATGGAAGAATGGATTTGGCGGAGTGCCCGAGTACTCGAAGGGTGACGACTAGATGCAAAAGGATCGGCGTGGCGCCTAGAGCCAATTCGAAGGTCTTCCTGGGTTCGAATCCCAGCCCCGTACTGTTTGGATACTGGTGTTTTGCCGAGTCGATTGGTGAGCAGGATTCCTAGAATCCTCCGGTGCCAACGTCGGCATTTGGAGGGTGTATGAGTTCTCTGGTTCGTTTTATTCTCGATGGCTCGGCGTCTAACGTAGAGGGTGATCAACTGCTTTTGGAGTTGAGGATCAGTCACATTCCTGCGAAGGGTGACCTGATTGCTTTGCCGGTGAAGCATGAGTCATTCAACCGAAATTACCTGGTGAGAATGGTGAGGTTTGTTGTTATCGGCGAAGAGTTTGAAATCACTGTCGAACCAGCCTAAGAAAGAGTTTGCCAAGCAAAGGCCGCCCAAGATGGCGGCCTTTGCTTTTCCGCCGCCACCAGGCGCACCCGGCAAAGCATGCATTGCGCATGGGGTGCAAGGCCTGCGTGGCGGCAACTTCCATCCCCTCAAGGAGGCCCACATGCCCCAGACGGAAGAAGCCAAAGGCCTCGTCTACCGCCATATCGAAGATGACGTGGAGCGAATCATCCCGACGCAGGCCAAGGCTCAGGCGCACGAGAAGGTAGAGATCCATCCACGATGGCGTCAGACGCCTGATCTTCGTGAATGGCCATCCCATTGGCCAGTTGCTGAAGCTCGAACCCCGGGCGTTGTGCAACTGGCCGGCGTCGTGGATCTCAGCTTCGTGGCTGCTGAGACCGTGGAACGCAAGGTGAGCCGCGATGAGTTCAACGCCCTCAAGTCCGAGGGCGTGGCGATCCACTGAGTGGCCATGGCTCAGCGACCACGCATCAGCCACTGCCGCTGCGGATTCAGACGGCCGACTCCCGCAAGCTTCAAACAGGTCCACGCCCGGCATAGTGCGGCCATCAAATGGCACTCTGTGGGCCCTGCCAATATGATGTGTTCTTTTGAGGAGGCTCGAAGGATGAAGATTGTTGCGGCTCTGGTAGTAGCGCTGGGAGCTTCCAGCGCATTTTCTGCAGATGATCCAAATACCGCGGTGGCTGCTGGCATCGTTCGCATGTCTGCCTCCATGAACGAGATGGCACTGGCATGCAAGCACATGCCCAGCCAGAAGGTAGATGAGGCGAAAGCAAAGCAGAAGTCGGCGACGCTATCTGATCTGAAGGTCTCCGAGGCTGACTACGAGAAGCTCTACAGCGCTGCAGCCAGTGACTTCAAGAAGAAGTGGTCTTCGATGTCTGCGCAGCAACAGCAGCAGTCCTGCGATCAGATGAAGAAGATGCCCACGAAGCCCTAGTGGCCAAGGCCTTTATCGCTGTTCACCGCCACCTTCGGGTGGCGTTTCCATTTGGGGCCTTCCATGTCCAAGTTGCAAACTTTGAAGAGCACGCTCCCTGTGTTTGACAACCTCAACTCCCCGGGTGGCGACATCTTCGAGGGCATGGCCATCTACACCTGCTGCGCGAGCACAAGGCAAAGGTGATCATCCGCGTGCTGGGCGTGGCCGCCTCGGTGGCTTCGGTGATTGCCATGGCCGGCGACGAGATCCTGATGGGCGATGGATCGTTTCTGATGATCCACAACGCCTGGCCGTGGCCGTCGGAAACCGCCACGACATGA